CCAGTTGGACTAGTTCCTAAAATATATCTATCTCCTAAATTAGGACTACTTGGTTCAGCATTTTGAATAGATTTTACTGAATCCAACCATTCTCCACTTCCACCACTACCAGATCCACTAAATATTGTCCAGTTTAAGTTATCCGTTAATGTTGTAGAATTGTAGTTATATTTTAATTGATATGTTAAATCAACATCTCTAACATAACACATCATACCCCATTCTCTTCTCGAAATTAAAATAGAGTTTCTTCCAGCAATATCATCAGCATAATGTAAACCACCTTTTATCTCAGTGGCCCAAGCTGTTGCTATTATATCAGTTGAATCATTTGGTCTGATTGCTCCTGCTACTAATGTACCTGTATTTTGACTCATTATATTTAATTATTTTAACTTATTACTACATTTAATGGTGATCCTTGTGTCGTATTACTAACCCAAACATCATAAGATGTTCCACTCCAATTATATTCATTAACAAATGTAAATGAAGATTTAACTCTTGTAAAAACGGTCACTGGTAATGGACCTATAGTAAATGCGGGTGTTCCAAAACCTGAGGGGAAAGCAAATATTAAGTGTTTTCCACCACCATTAATTCCAGTATATGTTTTTGCTCTAGTTGTTGATAACTCACTTCCCATTCCAGCAACTTGAGCTAAACCATTTGCACTAGCACCATTCAATGTTTTTATCATAGTATCTGTTATGTGAGCACCAACCAAACCAGATAATCCAGGGAAGGTAGTTAAATCAGGAGCTGTTCCTGGTGGAACACCAACACCATCTAAATCTATATATCCCCAATATCTCTTATTCATCCAAGTTAATGTTGTGGACGATGAGACAGTATTTGTTACATCACTACAAGTCATAGTATAAGTATTAGTTGTTGATATTGGAGGAGTATTACTATGTGTTCCTGTCGCAGCCTTAGTTCCGGTTTGTGAATTACCAGTAAAAATCTGAGGAACACCATCAACAATAATAGATGTTATTGGATTTGTATTTTTAGTAACAGACCAAGATAAAGTAACACTTGTTCCTGAACCATATTGTCTAGGAGCTATAGAACCAAGTCCAGCACCAGGAGATATATAAGGATATAATAATAAATCCCACATTTGTTGCATTGAGAATGTTCCTGGAAAAGAAGAACCTGCTGATATACCACCAACTGAAACAGGAACTAAACCAGGATTTGTATAATATGATGAAGCTCCAGCGGATTGACTAGCAATCACACTAACACTAGATACATATTCCCATAATGTATATACAGAATCTCTAAGATCCTTTGGTTGTATAAGGTTAGCCGTATTATCAGGTATCTTAACTAATAACTCCTGTAAAGTGTTATAACTATTAGCAGATGAGCTACCTGCAATTGGGGTACCAGTTGTCCATTGACTAGTAAAGGATGGACCAGCCTGTGGGGCATTTAGTGAGTAAGTACCAATCAACATAATTTAGATATCTTTTTCTTATATATTAAATTTCAAATTCATTTTGGATTTAATCTATTGTTATTTAGTAAAAATTTGTTATCTTTGTTCAAATTGTTAAAAATGAAAGAAGATTTACTAAAACTGATAGAAGAAAAATCACCAGGATCCAAACCACTATATTTAGTTGTTAGAGGATCACATGCTTATGGTACCAATATTGAAACTTCGGATACCGATTATTCAGGTATTTTTATCCAGTCTATGGATGATATATTAGGTAATAAATATGTTGAACAGATAAATGATGATAAAAATGATACTGTAATCTATGAGATTCGTAGATTTTTAGAATTACTAGGAACCAATAACCCAACCGTTCTTGAATTACTTAACACTCCAGAGGATTGTGTTATTTATAAAGATCCTATTTTTGATTTAATTCTAAATGATAGAGAAAAGTTTATCACTAAAATCTGTGCTAAATCTTTAGGTGGTTATGCTAAACAACAAATCTCTAAAGCTAAAGGTCAAAATAAAAAACAAAACTGGGAAAAAGATAAAGTAACTCGTAAAGAAGTTCTTGACTTTGTTTATGTAATTGAAGGAGAAAAATCTATTCCTTGGAAAGTTTGGAATGAGGATTACAACTACGAAGAAAAATTCATTGGAGTTGTAAATGTTCCAAATGCTAGAGATATTTATGCTGTTTATTATGATGGTGTTGCTAGAAATATGTTTTCAGAAAATATCACAGAATCTGATAAAAATCTTTTGATTAAACTAAAAAAAGAACTAGGAGAACCAATGGGATTCGGTTATAAAGGTTTAGTTAAAACTGGCGAAGGTGTAAATGTCGCTGAATCAAATCAACTTAGACTTTCTTCTATTCCAAAAGGTGAAGAACCAATTTGTGTTGTTACTTATAATAAGGATGGATACACTCAACATTGTAATGATTATAAATCTTACCAAACTTGGTTAGAACAAAGAAATGAGTCACGTTGGGTTGATGTTCAATCACATGGTCAAAAGATTGATGGTAAGAATATGATGCATTGTATGAGACTTATTCAAATGTCTCGTGAAATTGCTGAAGGTAAGGGTATTATTGTTCGTAGACCAAATGCTAAAGAATTGATTTCTATCAGAAGAGGAGAAGTTGACCTTCAAACTTTAATTGATAAAGTTGAGAAAGAAATTGTTGAAATTGATAAACTTTTTGAAGAGTCTAGTTTACCAAATAGTATTGATTCATCATTTATAAATGAATTAATAGTGAAAATTAGAAAATATATATATAAACTAAATTAGAATTTATAATAAAAATACTATGGAGTATATATCAATCTATATTTTAGTGTTAGTGTTGGGAGTCTATATAGGAGTCTTCTTCAATAGATGGTCTACAAAACTTTCTTTAAAAATCGAAAAAATGAAGTTGGTTAAAGATGTTAATGACCATTATTTAAGTATATTAAATAATATCAATAACAAAAAGACTAAATTCAAATCTAGAGTAAACAATACTATCTATATAGGAACAAAACTACCTGATTTAGGTAAAGTTGAGGTTGTTTATCTTTTAGATAAAGGTGATGTAGTCGTTTTTAAAGATAAGAGGTGTATATTAACTAGTGAGTTGGTTGATATAAATACATTAGAACAAATATCAAATTCAATTAATATGGTTCATTATGATGATATAAATGATGTTATTGAGATAATGGGTATGTTGTTTTCTAGAGCTGACTTTGAAAAAACATTCAATTTAAACTTTGAGGATATGAAAAACAAAATGAATATGTCATCTGGTTCTGATATTGATAGAATAATAGAAGAAAATGAATATAAATTTGATATTGATTCAATCCTTGATAGGATTTCTGAAGTAGGTATTGAAAATCTTTCACCTGAAGAGAAGAAATTTCTTGATAACTTTAATAAATAATTTTATGATAAAATTAAGATCTTTAGACTCCAAAATGAATGAAATTTTGGAAAGATTGAAACAAGGTAAGATATACGGACAGGATTTAAAGCCATATACTGAGAAAATACTTAAAACAGCTTTAAACTTCTTCGAAGAGAAAGAAGAATATGAGAAATGTGTTATTATCTTGGAAAAGTTAAATAGATTTAATCATAATAATAACTATGTTAAATAAAAAAGAGGAGTTAATCTCCTCTTTTTTTTATTTTAATAAATTATAAAATTCTTTGAAGTGTTTGATTCTATCAGGTAATCCGATAGTACCACCGTTAACTCTTTTAGTAACTTTAGTAACAACATCATCTGATGAACCTAAGTCACAAATCGACCATAATTTATTTGAATCAAAGAAGAAAGCTGCTGAAGCTAATGGATATTTAGTTGCTACTAAATCAGGATTTGATACACAATCCTCACCGATAAATTGAGTAAATTTTGTATAGTTAGATTTTCCTGTTAATTGAATATAACCTCTTCCTCTAAATTTATATCCTTCTTTTGTAGTTTCATCACCATTACCCATTCTATTACCATATACTCTTGATGCAATCATTTCTGGTTTCTTTTCATATTTAGCAGCTGAAACAGAATCAAAATATTTACCAAAAGTTCCTAATAAACCTTTAGCGCTATAATTTAAGTTTTCAGAAACTGCTTTGAAACTTCCAGATTCATGACCACATTGTGCCAAGAAATGTGCCAATCTTAGTGGATTTGTGATATTAAATTTTGCTGCAGTATCAGGAATTTGAGCAATAACTGAATCAGGAATATGTCCTTTCAAAGCCTCTAACTTAAATTCAGATGGTGGTATTACTACTGGTGTAGAAGGTGTTGAATTTCCAAATAATTTTTCCCAACTTTTATCACCTATAATACCATCAGGTGTTAGACCATTTTTAGTTTGCCATTCTTTAACAGATTTTTCAGTTCCAGGTCCGAAAGAACCATCAGGTGTTAAACCTAATTTTTCTTGGAGTTTCTTAACGTCTTCTCCTTTACTTCCATTTTTTAGTAACATAACGATATAATATTTTTAATTATATATCAAATCAAAAAATCAAAAAATTATAATATTAGTGTATAGAAGTATCATGATGATACATGATTTAAGACATCCAGATAAAGTAACCTTGAAATTCATCTTTGAAGTTAAAACCATTATCTAAACAATCACTTATTAGTTTTTTGGCTACTTCATCAGTTAAAATGTTTTCAATTCTATTGGTAAATGCTTCTTTTTTAATTAAATCTGATAATTCAATAGAAATATGCTCAGATAATTCAATTTTCTTTTTAGAAAGTTCCTCATATAAATGATCAAAGACATTTGTTAAGATAACATCCATTTCTTCTTTAGAATAAATAACGACTTCAACATCTTGATTTTCCCAATCATTTATTTTGAATATGTGTTTATCAGCATCAACTATATCAATGTCACCTAAGTTAGTATCAAAGTGGTCAGCTAAAACTTTTTCCATTTTAGCAGTTGCTTTTTCAATTCCTTTATAAAGACATTGCTTCATTGAATGAATTTTGAACTCTTCTGATTCAAACATCTTGAATGATTCAAATGTTATAACACCATCTTTTTCCATATGGTTTCTATCTTCGATTATATCTTTCAATATCACTTCAGCACCTTTAACATCTTTTAGTTTATTTCTTTCTAGAAATTTATTAAATCTTTCTGATCCTGGTTGTAAATATCTTTTAAGTGAAGAAGGTCTTATCTTCCACTTATCAATATAATCATCTACCAAACCATTAATAACTTGGTAGTATCTATTAGCATCTTCTCTAGTATTAATTGACATCTTTCTTACCTCTTAAATTGTATAGATCGATAAATTCATCAGATTCTTTACTTCTTTCAGATTCCATATCTTCTATTTCATCTTCATCTAATCTTGACTTTTGTAAGTCATAATATTCATCTTCACTTAAATCTTCTATTTCATCAGAATCACAGAATTTGCATTTATCACAAGTCTCATTTAATTCTTTCCATAAAGCATTACACTCATCACAACTATAGTAGTTTGTTAGAACATTTTTTGATGTTACCGGAATCGTTTGATTGAAATCAAAAGTTTCAAATTTTCTAATGTGTTTCATATATCTATATATTAAAAATATTTTTACCTTTTTTAAAACAAGTTGATGGTTCTTTTATATATAGTATCTAAATACACAAACAAACAATTTACAAAAAAAACAAAAACAAACAATTATGAAAAAAACCGCTTTTATGCTTTTTGCATCAGCAACAATTTTCTTAGCTTCTTGTACAACTGGAGCTGAAAAAACAGAAACAACTACTACAGATTCTACAGCAGTGGCAGTAGATTCTACAGCTACACCTTGTGACTCTTGTGCAACTTTATCAGTTGATACAACTTCTACATCAGTAGCTAAGTAATCAAAATGATACTATAAATAAAAGAGACTTTTTTAGTCTCTTTTTTTATTTTAAAACATATAAGTAAATATACAATGATAAAATGTCAAGATAATTTAGAATTTATGAAATCAATTGAAGATAATTCAATTGACCTTATTTATTGCGATATTTTATATGGCACTGGTAGAAAATTCTCTGACTATCAAGATCTTAAACCAATTAAATCAGATATAGAAGAACACTATATACCTCGTCTAAAAGAAATGCACCGAATACTTAAAAAAACAGGCACAATCTACTTACAAATGGATACTAAAATCAATCATTGGATTCGATGTATTATGGATGATATATTTGGATATGATAATATGAGAAATGAAATTGTTTGGTTTTATAATACTGCACCAAGAAAGAAATCAGATTTTGGTAAAAGACATGATATAATCTATCGTTATTCTAAAACCGATAACTATAAATTCAACCCAGTTAGAGAACCCTATTCTTTATCAGCACCAAGAGGATATGAGAAAGAAAAGTATTACCACCCAGAAGGTAAAGTAATTGGTGATGTTTGGCAAATGAATATTTTAGGTCAAAATGATAAAAAAGAAAGAGTTGGTTATGATACCCAAAAACCAAAGTCTTTAATAGAAAGAATTATAATATCATCATCTGATGAAGGAGACCTAGTCGGTGATTTCTACTTAGGTAGCGGCACAACAGCTGTTGTTTGTAAAGAGTTAAATAGAAATTTTATTGGATGTGATATAAATCCTAAAGCTATCGAAATAACTAAGTCAAGGTTATAAATTAGACAAAGATAAATTAATATATATGTTATGAATTTGTCTCAATTAAAAGATTACTATAATAAGAAGCCTGTTGAGTTTGTAGTTAAAGAAAATTATGAACTTATTGAGGATAATGAATATATCCCAAGATTTTCCTTAAAGAATGTAAAAGACATTGCTGATATTCCTATCAATGAGCCTATAAAATATTCTGATCAAATGATGATTAAGGCTATTAAATATGGTATGATTTTTCTTATCAACTATAAAGGAGAAGAAGATACACACTTTGCAGGTCACGAGCGTGTTATTTATCCAATGGTATTAGGTAGATCTTCAAAAGGCAAATCATTATTAAGAGGATGGCATTTAAATGGGTGGTCAGTATCTAATAAAAGACACATTAATAAAATATGGCGTTTATTTAGAACAGATAGAATTTTATCTATGACATTTACAGGTTCTTTTTACAGATTAGCTCCGGTTGGATATAATATGAATGATAAAGGAATGAGAGGTGGTCTTATTGCTAAAGCTGATTTCAATGAAATTAGAAGAAATCAACAAAACTTAGTTAAACAAAACAAAATTCAAAATAAAGAAGAGGTCACACTAGGAGACGAAACAAGAAAATTCATATCCATAAGAACTACTAACACAAATTCAACAATAGATTTGATGAAACCTTTAGAGAATGCTTATATTAATAATATCAAAGATATGGCTTCTGTTAAAATATCTTTTCTTAAAAGTATTTATGGAAATAAATATATCGCTGTCTTAGGAGCTTTAGGTCAACCAGGTAATACGGTAAAAGTAATTGATGAAAAAGGAATAACCTTAGGAGTTTATAAAGTATTAGACTCAATTACTGGACAAGTATTAAAGAATATCAAAAAGGTAAAAGGTAACTCTGTTTATGATCTTTATCTATTTGATAAAAAGGTCTAATCAACTAAATTTAATAAAATTTAAAATTATGTTTCTTGTATTTTATATATACAGAAAACTAATAATATTATATGCTATTCAGATTTAATAAATTTATTAACGAAGAAGTAAGAATAGAAAAAATGGACGAGCCTACATTAATTTCTTTAAAGAAGAACTTAATGTTTAGACTTGGCGAGTATCGTACTTATATCTTAGCAAACATTGAATATAATTTCACAACTAATAAGGTAGAGTATAAAAACTTCGATAAAATCGATATTCCTGTTATAATAAGAGAATTATCAAATGAATTCACCACTGAAGTAATTGAGGACCTTAATATAGATTCTTTCTTAAGAAAGCTAAATCAAATAATTGAATTAAGAAAAAGAAACACTAAGAGAAAAGTTAGAGAAGCTTTTGATGAGTATTACAAAACAATTGAACAAAGAATAACAAATATCAATAAATCTGGAGAAGCTCCAGATCCTTTTGACCAAATATCAGGAGAAGGTTCTATATTACCAAGAAGACAATATGAGTCAGAAAAATATCAAATTCAAATAGAGTTACTGAAACTACAAGAGTGGGTTATCAAAAATAAGAAAAAAGTAGCAATTGTATTTGAAGGTAGAGATGCTGCTGGTAAAGGTTCAACAATTAAAAGATTTACAGAATACCTAAATCCAAGTGGATTTAAGATTGTTGCTTTAGGAATTCCAACAGATGAAGAAAAGCAAAATTGGTTTGGTAGATATGAAAAATACTTACCAAAAGAAGGTGAAATAGTATTCTTTGATAGAAGTTGGTATAATAGAGCGGTTGTTGAACCGGCTATGGGTTATTGTACGGAAGACCAATATGAAAACTTCATGAATAATGTAATTGATTGGGAAGAAAGTCTAATAAAAAGTGGAACAATTTTAATAAAGTTCTGGTTCTCTATTACACAAGAAAAACAAATAAAAAGATTCGATTTAAGAAAAGAAAGTCCTTTGAAATATTGGAAGTTCTCTCCAAACGATGCTAAAGTATTAGACAAATGGGAGATAATCGGAAACTATAAAAATCAAATGTTTTCCAAAACATCAAGTAGATTATCACCTTGGGTTATTATAAATTCTAATGATAAAAAAATTGGAAGACTTAATGCAATGAGATATGTTATCTCGGAAATAAACTATAAAGATAAAAATCCAAAAATTGGAAACTACTACCCAGAAGTGGTAAATGTTTTAAAATAAGATTTAATATATAAAAAAACTAAAAATATTATGAATATTAAGAAATTTGAAAATTATATGTCTAGAGAAGAAATGTGTCGATCTCTTTGTAGATGTGGATATAATATGAGTGAACTTGAAGAGTGTTCAAATCAAGAACTCGAAGAAATGTGTAAAAACGCAGAAAAAAGTGATGAGGAAGAAATGACTCAAGAAGCAAAAGGTGAAAAATGGATTAAAGATGCCATTAAGAAACCAGGATCTTTAAGAAAATCATTAAATAAAAAAGAAGGTGAGAAAATCACTAAAAAAGAAATAGATACTGAGTTACAAGCTCTTAAAGGTAAAGATAAAGACCCTAAGAAAAAAGGAGTACAAGGATTAAAAGGTAAAGATTTATCTAAATTCAGAAAACTAAACTTGGCTAGAACTCTTAAATCTATGAAAGAAAACCAAGAAACTCAAAATTATATGTTCTTTGGTAATTTACAAACAATCAAAAGATTAGTCGATAAGATGTTAGAGATGGATGAGTCAGAAGTTGATGCAATCTTATCAAATGGACACAACTGGGCTTTGGATCACATCGCGACTTCTAAAGATGATGTTGAAGAAGTATTTAACTTCTTAGCAGGTCGTCATGATGAACCAAGTGATAACATAGCTGATTCAGAAGAAAATCACTTATTAGGTGGTCCGGAATCATCACACACGGTACATGACAATCATATGAGAAATGTTGATATTGAAGGACATCAAGAAAGTATCAAAAGTTTTAAAAATTTCAAATAGTAAAAAAATTAAATAAGTATATGTATAGTAAAGAACAAGTAGAATCAGCTGTAAAAGCAAAAGGATATGTTTGGTTTGAGGATGCAAACAATAAAGGATTTGATGTTAACATCGTTGGTGTTAGAAATTCAACAACTGGACAAAAAGTTACAAACGCATTTGATGATGTATTAACATTATCTTATAAAGAAAATGGTGAGTGGAAATTTCATTCTTGGCCAGCTACAACTGATCCAGGTAAAAAAGGAGTTTTAGAATATCATAACGCTGCTGGTGTTGCTAGATTAGTAGAAGGTCAATATAGAGGATCTCACACAATTAGATTACACCAAGGTAAATATGAGGCTTTAGGTCAAGCTAAAAATGTAAAAGTTTATAGAGATGCTAACAAAGACTTAAACTATGATGAGAACAAAATTCAAGAAGGTCTTTTCGGTATTAACATTCACAAAGCAGGTGCTGATTCAACTTATGTTGAAAACTGGTCTGAAGGGTGTCAAGTATTCAAAAAGTCTGCTGACTTTGAAGCATTCATGAAAATTTGTCGTAAAGCAAGAGATATCCATGGTAACTCATTCACTTACACACTAATTGAATCAACGGATATAAAATAATAGATGAAAATATTCAAAGCCTCTTAGATTTAAGAGGCTTTTTTTATGCAAACAAATTACTAGTTTTTAACTAAAAGTAATATGATTGTAAAAAATAATATTGAACAATGAAGGAAATTGATGAGTTCTTGGAGTTTTTAATTAAAAATGAAAATGATGAAAGAATAAGTATCAGTAAAAAAATGAAATATGGGTATCGATACTTTTATATTTCATTCCATATAGATGAAAAACCAGAAGAAGATAAAAATAATCAATCATATGGTACTAACAGATCTTTTAGTGCATATAGAATATCAGACTCTGTTGAAATAGTAATTGATAATAGAAATTCATGTGTTGAATTATTATACGAACACGGTTCAGAAAACATCATCATTGAAGATACACAACTGGTTGAGAAATGGAGTCAAATTTTAGAAGATTATATAAATAAAGATATATCTGAAAAAACAAAATCAGTTATTGAGAATACATTAAGTTCATGTTATAATAAGAACTTATACAGAGAATACCAAATGAAAAAAATACTACCAGACGATGAATCTTTATAATCAAGAAGAAATAGATAGAATAACAAAGGTTAAAGAAACTAATGATAAATTAGAAGATTTCTTTAATGATAAAAGAACCGAGTGGAACAAAAACGTAGAACCACTTTTTAAGGTTCTAATGGTAGATTTATCAAATCCATCAAACTCAAAGGAGATATTAAATGCTCAATCATTAGCTCTTACATTTAGACAACAGATTTATGAACAAATCAATTTCTTCTTAAATAAAAGAAGTAAAGAAACAACCAAAATTAAAAAATTAAGACAAGAGAAATTTATCTTTTATGCAACAGGATTTGGAATTAAAACAAATCTTGGTGAAAAAGGAATTTTAATTGATGGACATATAGCTGAAAATGATAGATGTATTGAATTAATAGAGTCTTATATTGAGTTCTTGAGAGATTCTATTAGAAATTTAGAGAGTTTGTCTTATTCGATTAAGAATATGATTGAATTAATGAACTATTTAGGTCGTTAATCTACTTCTTTTTCATATACTTTTTATTAATCTTAGTTTCGATTCCTTTCTTCATTAATACTTCATGTCCAAGTGAACAATCTGTACATAAGGTTGCGTCTTTGTGCTCACATTTAATGTCACCTTCACCTTTACAAGTAACACATTTACCCGAATCGGTATCTCCGGTTCCATCACAATCATCACAATCATATCTCCCGTCACTATATTTACAATCATCACAATCATCACATACACCATCACAATTTTGACATCTATCACCATCACCAGAAACCGAATGTAGAAAGTAAGAATCGATATCGGATAAGTTAGAAAGTACTTTCTTTTTATCATCTAAGAAACACATAGTATCTATAAATGGATAGTAAGTATAATCACCATCTAATTTAACGGTAGCTTCACCAAATACATCAGATCCTTTATAAGTAAAATGAATATTATCCTCTAAGTAACTATTCATTTTTTTCTTTAACATCCATCCTTTTTCATCAGCATACATTTTAAATTTGATAACATCTGAATCACGATTAGTATAAACTCTATCCATAAAGTATTTAGCCTCACAAGGAGAATCTTTTAGTTTCCATACAATCGCTCTACCATGTACCTTATTTTCTTCATCTAAAAGAACTAGTAGTTTAACCTTTGATGGATTTTCAGTATAAATTTTAAATGTTTTTTTAGACTCTTCAGACATACAAGATCCACCTAAACTACCACTTGAACTATAATATCTATCACTGTTATAATATTTTGCGATATCATTTCCATCAACTAATTCAAATTTTAATTTAGTATTTGATTTAGTGGCTTTGAAATGGTTAACAAATTCTTCAACATCTTTATCTTTAAATTCAATGTGTGTAAATGGAAGTAAATACCTGACGATCTTACCTATTTTAACATCACCTCGACCTTTAGTTGTATATGGTAATGATGGATCCTCATCAGAATCCCAATCAGATGGTATTCTATTTTGTGGAATAAAAGATAACATATCATCTTTATCAACTAAGTCAAAATAGTTTTGTTTTATATCCCTATCTGAAATATATCTTTCATCTTCTATTAAGTCTAAAATACCTTGAGCTATTTCACCTGTTTTTCCTTTTACTTTTGCAATTTCTTTAAACTTCATCATGAAATCTGTAGAGCCATAGATATAAGCATCCATTACTGAATATAACTGAGATATTAACTTTTTTACTAAAAAACTATTATACTTTTTAATCATATAATTATATATTAAAAATGTAAAACTATTTATGTATTTTCCAAAATTCAGATTAAAAAAAGATTGGTATATTGAAGTTGACATACTTGGCACAAAGAATAGAACACTTGTTCTAACAGAAGGTCAAATTTTTGAAGTTGAAAGTGATAACAACTATCATATAATCTATGGAGGTTGGTCTGAGAAAACTCCAAATGTTGGAGGTAGAATGATATTAGACGAGGAAAAAATGAGATTAGCGACTGATGGTGATGAATTACTATTTGAAGCTATTGATGAAAGTCCTGATTTGGAAATTATAATTGAGGAAGTTCCTGACGATGATGATATATTAGTTAGAAATTGGAGAATACAATTAGATGTTAAAACAACTAGAAAAAAACTAAAAGAAATAGAAAAAATTATAAATCAAATGGTAAAACCTATTTTATAATTTCGTATATTTGTAACATAAATCTATACAAAATGGAAAAGACATATCCAATCGGAGCTTTAGTCGGTAGATTCCAAGTTCACGAGCTACATGAAGCTCATAAATACCTGATTGACCAGGTAGCAGAAAATCACAAAAAAGTAATTTTATTCCTCGGTGTTCCAAAAGTAGTTGGAACCAAAAAGAATCCATTAGATTTCGATACTCGAAAAAGAATGATTCAACATCACTATCCAGATATTGTAATTTTAGCACTTCCAGATTTTGGAGATGATCGTAGATGGTCTTCTGAATTAGATAAGAGAGTTAAAGAAGTTTATCCTATCGGTGAAGTTCTTCTTTATGGTGGTAGAGACTCATTTATCCCTTACTATAAAAGTGGTGGAGGTCATTTCGATTGTAAAGAATTAGAAGAATACGGAACATTTGTTTCAGGTACTGAAGTTAGAAAAATGGTATCAGAACAAGTTAAGGATTCAGCTGACTTTAGATCTGGTGTTATCTATCAATCATATAATCAATATCCAAAAGTTCATCCTTGTATTGATGTTGCTATATTAGATGAATCTGAAGAAAAAGTACTTTTAGCAAAAAGACCATTTGAAGATGGTTGGAGATTTATCGGTGGTTTTTCAAAGCCAACTGATGTCTCATATGAACACACTGTTCGTAGAAAGATTTCAGAAGATGCTGGTCACAACTTATCGGTAAATCATCCAAGATATATTGGTAGTTGTCAAATTCCTGACTGGAGATATCAAAGTGAGGAAGATAAAATCTTAAGCATACTTTTTATTACTAAAAAACAATTTGGTAGAATTGACCCATCTGATGATGTTTCAGAGTTAAAATGGTGGGATATTAGTGAATTAGAAAATGATGAAAAAATTATCACTAAAGAACATAAAATTTTACTGGATATGTTCCTTAAAAACAAAAAATATTAATAACTTTAAATAAAAATTACTATGAGCTTACAAAGACAAATCACTAGAAAGTTAGAGAAAGCAATTCTTGATAAAGATTGGACCTCTATTGAAGGTATTCAAAAACACCTTACAAAAATCATCACAAAACCAGATAACTTAATTCTGTGTACAGACGCATATAAGTACTCACATCATAAGTTTTATGGTAGTGAAATGACTAAAATGATTTCCTATATGGAATCTAGAGGTGGTAAATTCTCTAAAACCGTATTCTACGGATTACAAATCTTCTTAAAACAATATTTAGAAGGTGTTGCCATCACAAAAGAAGAAGTTGACGAAGCATTTGACTACTTAGGTACTAAACACGGTGTATTTGGTAGAGAAGATGTTTTCGATAGAAGTAAATTTGATTACATCGTTGATAAATACGATGGTAAATTACCTATCAGTATTAAAGCTGTTCCAGAAGGAACCGTGGTTGACGCAAAGAATGTACTTTTCACAATTGAAAGTTTAGATGAAAATTGTGCTTGGTTAACTAACTTCTTAGAATCACTTTTATTACAAGTTTGGTATCCAATTACCGTAGCAACTCTTTCAAGAGAAGTAAGAGTAATTGTTACAAAAGCGTTCAAAGATTGCACAAGTTACGATGATGAATTGATGAACATTATGATTGACTTCGTTCTAAACGACTTTGGATTCCGTGGTGTATCTTCTGTTCAATCAGCAAAAACAGGTGGTTCAGCTCACCTTGTAAACTTCTTAGGATCTGATACGGTTATCGCTTCTAAGTTAATCAGAGACGTTTATAACACAGAACGAGTTTATGGACTATCTATCCCAGCTACAGAACACTCTATTATGACTCTTAAAGGAGAATCAGGTGAGTTAGAACTTATGAAAAGAGTTCTAACAACGTTCCCTACTGGATTAGTAGCTTGTGTATCTGACTCATTTAATATCTTTAGAGCTTGTTCAGAATATTGGGGAACAGAATTGAGAGATTTAGTTCTTTCAAGACCAGCAACTCCGGGTAATCAGTTAGTAATCAGACCTGACTCTGGTCACGTTACTAGAACATTAGTCGAAGTATTCAACATCTTGTTTGATAAATTTGGATACACCGTTAATGAAAAAGGTTACAAAGTACTTCCTCCACAAGTAAGAGTTATTCAAGGTGATGGTGTTAATCTTAACTCTATTCAAGAAATCTATGATATCTTGAAATCTGAGAAAATCTCACCAGAGAACTTAGCATTGGGTATGGGTGGTAAATTGTTACAAGCTGACATCAACAGAGATACTAACAACTTTGCAACTAAAGCTTGTTCGGCAATTGTTGATGGTGTAGAAGTGGATGTTGTTAAATCACCTACTGAAATGGATGAAAATGGAAACATTACTAAATCATTCAAGAAATCTAAAAAAGGTAAATTGAAATTGGTTAAAAATGAAGATGGTTCTTATAGAACGGTTACATCAAGTGACCCAGATTTTGATAATGTTAAAGATGAATTAACTGAAGTCTTTAGAAGTGGAGTTATCACAAAAGAATGGACCTTTGAAGAAGTTCGTGATAGAGCTAAAGTTGAGACACAAATTGAAGAAATGGTTTAAAACTAAAAACCCTCTGATTTTTCAGAGGGTTTTTTTATTACATCAATCCACGAGTGATTCTAAAGTCTTTTTTATCATCTTCCTCTTGTTCTATGAAATCAGTATTCTTCAATTGTTCAACTAAATTAAAAATTTGCTTACAAACCTCAGTTGATACTTCTATATACTTATCATTCATTTTCATTTCACCACTATATCCACCACCGCCAGGTCCCATACGAAAACCATACTTTACATGAAATTTAAATCCATCCACTATAAATGAATATCCACGAACCTCTGATATCAATAATTTAGCAATACCTTCTAAATTACCTCTTAATGATTTTAATTCTCTAAGAACTTCCAAAGCAATATCTTCGTCTTTCCAAAAAGGGTTAAATTTACGAACCGGTTTAGGAATTAAAAATGCTTCAAATTTTTTTAAGTGATTCATTATTTCTTTTTCTTTTTTCTTGCTTTTGCGGCTTTTGCTTTAGTCCATAAATCAGCATCTGCTTTTCTAGCACCACCGGCACCAGTGATAAATGAGTTTACTCTACCCATTCCCCATTGATGTTGAGCAACACCCGGTCTGTGACCAGCATTCCAAGCTTGCATTCCCTTAGAGAAAACTTTTCTTAAAATACCCATTGGTATTCCAGAAGCTTTAGCTTTCTTTTTAAGTGAGACACTCACACCGGACTTTTTAGATTCATCTAAACCTTCCAATTCATCATCACCATCTAATCCAATAGCATAATTCAGTTCATCAAGAATAGCATCTGTAGGAATTTCATCATCATCTTCATTATAGAATTTTCCCTCAGTTCCATATTGAGAATAACTAACTAATGGAGTTCCTTCTTCAACTATTTCGTTATATAGTGAGATAATATCGTTTGGATCAACTTCTTCACCAAGTTCCATTATTACACCAGTATAATGAGATGGAATATAAATTTTATTTTCAGATTCAAAGCTTTCATTCTTACTTAAAGAAGAAATTATTTGATTAACTTTATCTAAACTAAAGTCTAATTCAATAGCAATTTGTTCAGCTGTTAGACCTTCTTCTAATAAGTCTTTCACATCTTCCATATCAGCATGTGTGAAGTCTTCAAAAGTGTATGATTCAAATGTTTTTAAGTATTTCATATTAATGTTTTAATTTTTCTAATCTTTTTATTACCTCATCGATATTTTGGTTCCAATCTTTTGATAATACTGATTTACCAAACTCATTAAGTTCACCAACACTATCTCTAATACCTTCTAGCTCTGAAATTATATCATCACACTCATCACAGATATAAGTATCTTTAATATCTTCTCTTTCGTAACTATCAAAAAATTCTGGGTAATTTTCAACAAAAACAGCGCCCGCACTTTCTTCTTCACCTGGTTTTGTCTTTACAATATATCCATTATCATAAATTTCCCCGGTTACTTCGTATCCAAGTTTTTTTGCTAAATCTTTTACCGTACCGTATCCTATATCAGCGTTTCTATTTGCAAATACAACTACTTCACCTTTCTTATGAGAAGGAAATCTTGATACTAATTCTTCATTAAATTTTCTTAGGTGTTTCATTATTAATCTTTTCCCCCAAACATTTTTTGATAAGCTTTTGTAGCAGCAGATTTTTTAGTTTTAACTCTTTTACCTTCACCACCTTTACCACCGGTATAGTCAGCATCCCAATCTTTTTTGTACTCTTTTTTACCCCTGAATGTGTCAATTTCTTTTTTCATTTTACCTGGATTTTTAGTTAGATATTTTCCAGGAATTTTACGACCTTTATATTTTTGAGCCTTAACTCTTTCAGAAATTCCTAGTATACCTTGAATGTCTTTTTCTATCATATCTAACCCTTCGTCCATTGACTCAACATTAGTTTGGAAATCAATAACATCACCGGCAGTTTTAGTGATATATAAATCGTCTATATCAAATTCATATTTAACAGACAATTCACCAGTTGAAAAACTAACAGATAACTGATGGTCTTTTTTATTCTCCCATTCATATATCATGTTTTGACCATCTGATACACTATCAACCAAATCTTTAAGTTCCTGCATTTTAGCGTCTATTAGGCTATCCGGATTATTTACGAATTCTCTAATAAATTGATTCCATTTTTTTATCATATGATTATATATTAAATAAACAAAATCTACTTTTTTCACTATATCATGTATCAAAATCTATGTGATTAACAATGGCAAATAAAATTAAATTCAAGGTTAAAGGAGATAAATTCTCAGACTTCATCAATAAATTAGATGACCTAACCAAAATAGATGACACAATTAAACTTAAAATTGACAACGATAATATTCTAATGTATTCTATGTTAGGTGGTAACGTGATGTTGGCATTTAAGAATTATCTAATTAATACTAGAGAATATTTAGATTATGGTGATGACTTAGAGTACTCAATGGATGTAATCATTGTTAATGCTAAAAAATTCGTTAAAAATCTTAACTTCATAAAAGAATCTGAAAAGATAACAATGGAGATAACATATAAAGAATCTCCCGATGATGATTCTATTATGAATGCTAGGTCGGTTCAAGTGGTTGGTGGTAAACTAAAAGTTAATTGGTTAGCAGGTGAACACTTTGAAATGAGAGATATTAATAAATCAGTTCTCAAACAAAGATTAGACTTTAAGAATAGAAAATGGAACTTTAATATATCTAAATCTGAATTCTCAGATGTTAAAAAGTTATCAAGTATAAATAGTGATAGAATTATTAATATAAATATTATTGGTGGTAAAGTTACTTTATCAGAGACAGCAGCCTGGGAGTTGGAAATAGACTCTATCGATGATAGAAACGCTAATCTTATGTTAAATAAAAAGTTCCTTAATTGTATTAATGATAATGTTGATAATGTTGAATTCAATATATTTGAAACCTTTATGTTAGTTAAGGATGATATATCAAATCTAATGTTAAGCTTTGAACAAAATTTCGAAGATGAAGATTAATTTGTAAGTGAATAAATTTTCACTTATATTTGTAACTTAAAATCATATAAAATGACAAGAAATGAAAGAATTCTATTAAATAGAATGAGAAGAACATCCGCTTTACTGACTTTAATTATTTTTTTCATGGCTAGTTGGGTTAAAAATCTTTACGATGATATTGATTGGGTTAGATCCGAGAATAACACATATTTTTATGATAAGATAAATAAAGAGAATCATATAAAATTTCTAAATCAGAAAGTTGACTCTCTTAAAAAAGTAAATGAGTTGAAAGTGGTTGAGGTTCCAAAATTAAAACCAAAGAAAAAAGTAGTAATCAATACTGACTCAGTTCCTATTATACCTATTGACACGATAAAATCTGAAAGTGTTAACGATACTATAAAATAATCTAAAAACCTTTGTTATTTACAAGGGTTTTTTTATGCTTTACAATTCTAAACCAAATTAAATTCTGGTCATATAAGTGATATGACTAAAGATGAAAAAATCAAACAAATAGAAATTCTTAAAAAGAAAGCAGCTGAAATTAAAAAAGAAGCTGATTACTATAACGCACTACAACTTGCTTTGAAATTAGTATTGAATGGTTCATATGGAGCCTTCGCTACATCTTACTTTATTCTTTATAATAATCACGTAGCTGGTACTATAACTGCTCAAGGTAGAGACTTGACTAAGACAATGGATAAAGTGAATGAGGATTATTGGTACAATCAGTGGCAAGATGACTTTGAATTACACTTTAAACTTGGAGTGAAAGATGTTACAAAGATAACAAAATCAGAACCTGTTAGTATTTATGCTGACACCGATTCTCTTTTTGTTTCTTTCAAACCAGCAATTGACCATTGTACTTGGAAAGATTTAATATTCAATAATGATTATTTAAGTTCTATTAACGATAAATTCATCATATTAACAAATGATGAAACTAAAACAAACAATCCTAATTGTTTAGGAGTTGCTACTAATCTATCTGAATTAGGAGAGTTGATTAAAAATGATTATGAGTTAATATTAATTGATGGTAATTATATTAAAGACAGAGGCCTGAATAAGATGATAGACTCTGGTGTTTTCACATCAGAAATTAGATGGAATTGGAATAGTGAACAAGACTTTATTCAAGGACTTGACCATTTTAGATATGGTGGATATTTCAAAAAGTGTTTAGAAGATTATGCTGCTTCTTTCGGTGTTGAAAATAAAGAAGATTTTGAGTTAGAAAGAATTTCGGAATCAATGATTAACATTGCTAAGAAAAAGTATATTTGTCACATCACTTATGAAGATGGTATTCCATTTGAAAGGTTAAATTATATTTACCCAAAAGGAGTTGAACTTGTTAGATCATCCACACCAGCATTTGCTCGTGATAAGATTGTGCATATCGTTAAATATCTTTTCTCACATCCGGATACTTTCAATATAAAAGACTTATTGAAATTAGTTAAAGGTCTAAGAAAAGAATTTGAACTAGCTGACATTGATGATATATGTATGCAATCATCCGTTTCTAAATATGAGATTAAGGTTTTAGATGATTCGAAACTACCTCTTCAGTTTGTTAGTGGTGCTCACTTCGCAGTTAAGTCAGCAGCTCATCATAATTATCTATTATTAAAGAGTAAAGATTATCAACAAAAGTATGAATTTATAAAATCTGGTAATAAAATTAAATACTATTGTTGTAAGGATAAATCTATAACGGATATGTTCGCTTACACAAGAGGATCTTACCCTATTGAATTTGCACCAGAGATAGATTATGATGAACAATTTGCTAAGTCTATCCTTTCTCCAATAAATTCAATTATTGAACCATTAGGAATGCCAGAGATTACTAAAAGGTTATCAGTTGTTATGGATATTTTTGGTGGTAAAGGAGGCTTCTAAAGTAGACCAATACTACCATATACACTTATCCAAGAATTAGGATTAGATGGGTCTATTAAATGTGTATTGTTTACCTGTGTTTTACTAACAGGAAGATATTTTTTAATGTAAATTTTACCAGGAATGACATCATTTACAAGATAAAGTGGAACCATAATTCCATTCGATCTAAGTTCTTTTGTGAATTTCAAAGCCGCTTCAAAAATTGGATCTGTAGCTAAATCTGCCATTTTTAATCCCTCTGTTCTAAACATAACAGCTTTTGGTCGAGCGTATCTTATTTCAACATATAATCTATCTGAAGTGTCTATTAAATTATATCCAGCTAGAGAAGGTAGCTGAATAGGTGCGTTATTACCTTGAAATTTGTAAATAGTATTTGTAGAGGTTTCTTGAAATAATAAATCACAATTAAGTGCGTTACATATATCAAGTAACTTTGTTCTTTGCCAAGTACCAGAAGCTAACATTGGATTTCCTAAAAATTTAGAGTCAAAGGTATACTTATCTTCAATAATACCATTTATAAGATTATTAACTATTGATATATTATCTATATCAATCATAGCACAATTCGCTGGTAAATTAGGACTTCTATGATTATTAGAGAAAACATTACCACCAACATGTATTCTATTTTGTGCTTCAAATATTGAAAATTTAGTTATTAACATAGTGTATATATTAAAATTAGATATATAAATTATGAAAACAGATGAAATATATCCATATTATTTAGATTATCTAAATGATAGAATGTTAGAAGGTAAAATATCAAAAGGATCATTCTCTTTATTGAAGATTAGTAGAGATTCATTTGAGGACTTTAAGTTCAGGTTTGAGAATGATGAACTTTTCAGTAGAAAAGTAATAGAATTACATAAGTCTGAAGTTAGAGACAAAAAAATTGATGATATATTCGATGATTTTGATTGATGAGATAATAGTAGATAATGTAAATATTAAATTTTACAAAGGAATGGATATTGACTTACTTCTAAATCATAATAGAGATGGATCCAATGGGTTCATCTTTTGTTTTATAGATAGTTGGACAGCTGAAGTTAAAAGTTATAATAGACAAAGAAAGTTAGTATCAATAGTCGATGATATCAATTATAAAGAATTTGAATGGGAAATGATTAACAATAATTATATTAATGTTTATCAAACAGAAGGTCTTGGAATAGATATTGTTTATGAGACTATAAGAGGTAAATTGGAAAAAAATCAACTTCCTGACCAACCATGGACACCAATATCAGGAATATCAAGGGGTGCATGGAAAATATCAAATAACCAAACTAAATATATAACCTAATGACTAAAATTATGAAACATTTAATGAGATATGAGGGTTATACATCTATGGAAAGAGTAGATGACATTTTAGATAAAATATCTAAATATGGCATTAAATCGCTTACTCAATTAGAGAAGGATTTTCTAGATTCTCATAAAATAGGAAATGAGGAAGAAATACATGATAAATTAGCAAAAGAAGAATCCGAAACGGTATTTGAAGACGATAATGGTTATTTCAAATTTGAACATACTGAAACCGAAGATTACGGAGATGAAGTGCATTATATAGGAACACTTTATGTACCAGATTTAGAATGGCCAAATGGTAAAAGATTAGAAGGTCGTTTAGAGGGTAAAATAGTAGTTTATAGTAATGGTTCTATTTCTCCTGATTTTTATTCAGTTGTAAAAGATCCACAAACTCATGATAATTATGATGTGTTTGAGTTCTGTAATGGATTGGAGTATGAGTTAGATTCTTTTATAGACTATGTAGTATCTGAATTAGATGATAAAAATAAAGATTTATAATTTAATATATAACATTATATAAAAAATAATTAGAAACAATGATTAAAAGATATAATCAATTTGTTAAAGGTGTTAACGAAGAATTTGAAATGGGAGAAGAAAGACCTTCACCAATTACAAAACCAGCACCTACAACTACACCAGACACACCAACTAGACCAAGACCAACTAGACCAGGAATTACACCAACTGAAGTTCCTTCAGAAGAAGATGCTCCTTTAGCATATGGATATGGTGAGAATGAATTACCTGAAGAAGAAGGTGGTGAGTATATGGGTCAAAAAATGATGGCTGATTTAGCATCAGAACTTGGTACTGAAATAGGAACTGATGGTTCTATTAACTATAACGGTAAAAAAGTTAACTTTTATTCAGAAACTGAAATGTTCCATGTTGATAAAAAGAAATTCAAAACACCTGAAGAGGTTGTTAGTTATTTAGATTCTGTTTCTCCTGAAGAAACAGAAGAACCATCTTTTGAAGAAACTGAAGGTGATTTAGCTAAAAGAGACTTAGAAGACGAAATGGGAGCATTTGAATCTAAAAGTTACAAAAGAACTTTTGAAAGTTATAAAAGAAAGAAATAATTCTAATAGAAATAAAAAAACCCACTCAATTTGAGTGGGTTTTTTGTTTTACATCTCTGTAGGTTCTGATGGTTTTTCTGATTTCTTTTCTTGTTGTATCTTATTAATGATATAACCTGAAACAGCGAACTCAGCCGCTGCCCATAGAAGAAATTCTCCCATTGATAATGTAGCATGTTTTTCTAAAAGAAAGAAAATCATACCCCATTGAGCAATAATAAATGCTACTCCAGATTCAACTCTTTTCTTTGAAAAGTAAGATGATTTACCGCTATACATAGCTAATAACTCACTGAAGAACCATTTAATTTTGTCTGAAATTTTTTGAAACCAGTTCTTTTTAGTTTCAATAACTGTTGTTTTCTTTTCGTTTGCCATAGTAGTGATTAATTTTTATAAAGTATATATATTTTTAGGAAAGTATATTTTTTCAATATATAATTAGTATGAGATTAATTAGAATTTTGAGATTTATTTATAAAGCAGAGCATCCACACTTTCTATCTGTTGATAAATCAACCTATTTCAGATGGAAGTGGGTTATCAAAATGGTTCTTAGTATGAATAAAAACTACAAACCTTGTGAGATATTAAGAAAGAAATATAAAGTATTAGAAGATTTTGTTGTTATAGGATTAAAATATAATGGCAAAAATGTAAAAAGAAGAACATGTGGTTTTGCTAAAGAATTCCTAGAAGAAAATAAAGAAACATCTTGTGTTTATTGTGATGTTGTATTAAATGAAAGTAACGCAACCGCAGATCATATCATTCCTATATCAGATGGTGGAAATAATTGTCAAGTTAATTTAGTTGTTTGTTGTAAAAATTGTAATAATCAAAGAGGTAATTTAGATTTTAGAGAGTTTATGAGATTGAAAAAAAGAAATTATAAAAAGTTATTTATTTAGAGATTTTTAATAGAACTAAACTTTTTATTATAATCGGTCACTTCATTATTATTTTTTTTCCTTCTAAATTTTGGTATCCATTTAATATCCAAAACATCAGAACTGAAAAAATTCTCTAAATTTAATTTCTTATAAGGATCAGACATAAGTTCAGATAATTTATTCATATCTTTTACTTTACTTATTCTATGTAATAACCTATAAGGATCATCTGTTTTCTTTTTTTCTACAATATCATCAAATAACTTCTTCCAAAGGAATACGGGATATCCACTTTTCAACTTCTCTTCAGATTTTTTATAACCGGCTTCATCATTATCAAAGAAGTATTGTAAATCTAGATTATTATTTTCTAAAAATCTATAATCTGTATTAACACCAACAAGTCCAATTGAATTCGGGAAAAATAAAGAGTCGATATAACCCTCAAATACGGTAATCTTTTCCATAAAATCAACATTAAGTATGTTGAAATAATATGATAACTTATTGTAGATGACCATCTCACTAATATCCGGTTCTGGTAAATCTTTTCCCATACTTACCCATTCTAATAGGTTCTCATAGTTGTATATTTTGAATGTACGACGCTTTCCTTCTTTTAAGTTACGAGTTTGCATACCAAGTACTTTATCACCTCTGCGATTCAATAAAACGATTATCCACTCACTTTCATCTTCATTCTTCCAGTATTTGGCTTGATAAATATTCTTATGATACTCTGGTGGTATTCCACGACCAACTAAGTATTTATAAACACCGCCATTAACTTGTATAGGTTTGAAATCAGATATTGGTGTTAAGTCTTGACTGAATACTCTTTCTAATTCGGTCATGTCAATTAGATTTTCAAATTTAGCATCAACAAAATCACCTTCATAGTCAGAATAAGTCATAACACTATTTAAGTGTTCTATCATTTCTAACTTTTTTTCAGGGTCTAGTTGTTCATTGAAATCTTTGCATAATCTATCAAAGGTTGTTTTCTTATCACAATTAAAACAAATATAGATAAGTCTGTTAAAATAGAAGTTACCTCTTTTTTTGTGTTCGGACTTTCCATCACCACAATAAGGACAACACATATTCAATCTATCCGAATATGATATTAATTTTCTTCTATGAACAGAAGAAAACTCTTTATTCAAGATTTTTTGTAAAATATCATTTATGTATTTTTGGTCCATACATGATATATTTTGCAAATACATCTAAGTTTTCAAAAAAATCAAAAAAAGATATTTAAAACTAAATATATACTATAATAAAAAAAATATAAAATATGAAATATATTAAGACATTTGAAGGTTATTCAACTAAATCATTAATGGTTTTTGAAAACGTTGAAATTGGAACACAAGAACAAAAAGATTTATTAAATAGATCTTTTGAAGAATTATCAAAACAAGAACAAGAAGCTGCTTTTAAAGGAATTGAAGAATTAGCTGCGAAGGCTGGATGTTCTGTTGAGGACTTAACAAACTCTAAGTTTGTTCAATCTATATTCAACAATGCTGAAGAAGATCGTGCTTATGGACCAGATTCATTAGAAGAAGGAGTTATTGGTGACTTTTTTGAAAGAACAAAAAAATTCTTTGGTAATCTATTAAACGGATTAGGAATCGCTTTAAGATGGGCTGGAGGATTAGCTGGATCATTAACATCATTTCTTGCTATCGCGGCAGGTAGTCCTGATTATAGAATAGACTGGATGTGGCATGAGTCATTGAGAAGTTTATCAAGAGATCAAGAAGCTGGAATGTTTTTAGCTGGATTAGCAGCATTAGGAATAAGTATAATCGCTGGTCACTACTTATCACACAAAGGTAAATCAATGGCAAGATAATTTTACAAATAATATTAAATAAAAAAAGACCCTTATGGGTCTTTTTTTATTTTGAGTATTTTTCGTCTCGGATATCTACTAAAACATCGATAATTGTTTTGATACTTTCTTTGTCAGGTGCTATTTTTTTCAAGTAAACACCTTTAGCGAAATATGTGTAGTAGATAAAGTGAGCTACCAATAAAATAATTGCGAATGGTAAGATGAAGTTCAAAAACCAGATACCAATTAAAAATGGAATCAATGTAACTACAAACATAACTCCTTCAGTAAATAACATAGATGCAACTTTTAACAAGTTAATACTTTTATTAAAATCTGATTTTGTATAGTTAGCTGTTTTTACTAATTCTTCTTGTTTTACTTCGTTGTATGTTTTCATTTTGTAGTGGATTTATTTGTGTTTAATTATTTAACAATACAAATATACAATTATTTTCCTAATTATAAAATATATATATCAAAAAAATTAAAAATAGTAACCATTTCACTTTAAATTTATATATTTGTATTATGAGAACACTAAAAGAGTTATACAATGCTAATGTGGATGTCAGAGACTCTGATATTCCAGTTGAATGGAAAGAAAGTTTTGGCAAGTTTATGATGGGTCAAACATGTTCTGCTGAAGTCGATGAAGATGGTACAATAAAGGAGTTTATTTACTACGCTTGTGATTTCAGAGGTTGGTACTTCCAAAATAAAGAAGCTATTGAAAGAGATATTAAAATAGATAACGTATTAAAGAGTTAATAATAAGTATAACTTTTCAATTTCTTTTCTAAATGAAGAATAATCAAATGATTTACACATTCTATAAAGTGCTCTGATATATCTGTAATCTAATCTCAACATCTTCTTATATTTAAGATTCAAATCTCCATCACCTGTTAATTTCTCTATTTCTGAAGTAAATAGAGAAACTTTACTACTTGTGCTAAGACTTTCTGTGAATGTTATTGCGGCTAATAAAGATGGTATCATTTCCTCTGGTGTTAGTAATTCAGAAGAGTCCATACCCCAATAAACATTTTTTAAACTTTTTACATAGACTTCATTTGACTCTATAGAAGAAATGACTTCTTTAGTGTTTAACTCACCACTTTTATAACTATCATATAGTTTTTTCTTAACCTTTTGAACTAATTCACGATGTTCACAATCATCACCTGGGAATAACTCTTCTCTTATCTTATGGTATAATAAATCTCCCCAAGTCATTGTATCACTTCTATTTTCTTTCTCATCTATAAAGTGATATTCACCAGTATATGGATCTTTTATATAACTTTTTCTCAAAAAGTATTTAGTCTCACCTACTATTATTTGTTCTATATAAAGGTCTGTTCTAGATTTAACTAACCAATCAGTATCATTTTTTGATATCTCAACTTCTATTACTTGTTCATTATCAGGATAAAGGTAATCGTTCATAACTTCAGAATAAACAGCATCATCTTTATAAAAATTCTCACTATGGTACTCTGACCAAACTACATCCTCATTAGGGTAAGCCCATTCATCTTTATAATCTAAATAAGTGGCATCATCTGTGTAAACATAACTATTAATATTTTCACACCAAACCGAACCTTCTCTACTAATATGTTCGCCATACCACTCAGACCAAATACCATCTTCTTCTTCAAAACCACCACTCGTATCTTGAATCTTTATATAACCTTGGCCTGGCCATAAATCTTCATCATCTCTTAAAATTTTAGTTGTGGGATTATAAACAACAAATGTATCCATATAAGGATATTTCTCATAAGTGTGATCTCCTAATTTAACTTCTAAGTAGTGTGTGTTTTCATCTGAAACTCTATATGAGTTTTTTATCATCCATTTCTCAAAAAAATCATTAAATAACAATCTATCTGAATCATTTATAGTATAGATTCTATCCATAAAATAAGAGTCATCTGTTAATTTCCAAATTAAAGCTCGACCTGTTATTTTATCTTTATTGTCCTCTGATTTTAATATAAGTAATTGACAGACCTCTGGATTTTTAACATAAATATCTAAAAAATTTTGACAACTATTATATCTCATACAAGAATTTCCTAATTGACCTCTTCTTTCAAGATAATTGTTTTCATGATACCATTTTTTAATATCTTCCCCATTTACCAACTCAAAGTTATTAATATCACCATCAACAGCCGCCTTATATTGGTTTACAAATGTTTCTATATCAGAATCGGTAATAGAAGATTTATGTACTTCAGTCACTATTCTTCTAAGCCATCTACCAATACTTATCTCCGTTCTACCTTTATTCCAAAATTCATTTGATTTATCATTAGTTATATTTCTTGGAAGAAAATAAACATCATCATTAGGATATGTTTTTGTATCTGGGTTGGATCTTAAAATTCTATTTACTTGAATAAAAGATATTGTATCATTCTTATCAGTGATATCAACTAAAGTGTAGATATCAGTAATTTGATTAGAATCTTCAGCGGATAATAAAAATTTAGCATACTTATTATTTTTAGAAACTTTGTCTAAAAGTTTTCTAAACTCATCAGAGTAATAAAGTCTCATCTCTTTTTTAGCAACAGCTTCAAAAATAAAGTCTAAGTAGTTAGATAGAAATCTCATATATTATATATTAAATAAATAGATTTAAAATAAAAAATCCTCTTATTTAGAGGATTTTATTACTTTCTTTTTCCTTTTCTTAGTACCGACAATATCACTCGATGTTTTAGCTAAGAATTTAGTTTGTCTTTTGAATTGATTTGCAAAATCATCTTGTCTTTGATCTTGACCTATTGGATTTAATTGACCAGCCATATTACCAAATTGTGTAAATTTTAATACTGACCCTTCCATACCTGGATTTTGTTGAGACGTTTCAGTTAATACCTCTTTTGATACAACTTTTCTAGTTATATTTAGAGGATCTTTAGTTCCCTTAACAACAAAAGAAACAATATTTGGAAATCTTTCGTGATTTAATTCAATCACATGTTCCATATGTTCTTTATTTTTATTATCATCATCTGAGAATCCAAGTTTTGCAACCCAATGGTCTCCAGAGTTAGAGTTCAACTCATCGATGAAACTATTTACTTTTTCAGTAAACTCTAAAAATACATCTTCTTTAGCTTTTTCAGGATTACTAGGAGAACCACCTCTTGAAGGAGATGAAACACCAACGAAATCACAATTATCTAAATAAACTTTAATCAACTCATTTTGAGATGGTTGACCTTTTAGTATTTTAGATGAATCTTCTTTATCAACTCCGAAGAAATAAGCATATTTCATTACTTGATTATACATTTGATATAATTGTTCTTCACTTAAAACATTATCTATAATCCACTCAACACCTTTTCTCATTGGTCCAGATTCGTGACCACGAGCAGTAATGATTGCGAATAATGACCCATTTGATAAACATTCAACAAAGTCATCCCAAGCTGGTCCGAAACTACCACTTGATATAGCTTTTTTAACATCCTCTGTAAAGATTGACTCCCCCATAGGACCACTATCTCTGAAATTAGAAAAAGCCTCTGATGGATCATTGTTTATAACTCTCCAATTTTCAGAATCTCCTCTAACCTCTGCGAATTCCGCAGTAGAGATATCAATAGGATTCCAAGAATCACCATCTCTTTTCTCCATGTGAATAACAGTTGGCATGTTTAATATATTATCATCCCAGTCAAAAGCATAGTAAAGTAGATAATCTGATTCTCTACTTTCTTTAATAAATTGACCAAATTTCTTAACCATAGATATTTATTTTTTCTTGTTTATAAATGATTGAAATGATTCAAGAGCTCTTACGTTCTCTTCTTCCTCATCATCGTCATCATCGTCATCACCTTCTTCGTCATCTTGAATTTCATCTTCAAGACCTTCAGGAGCTTCTTCACCAGCGAAGTCTTCTTCTTCACCACCGAAATCACCAAAAGATTTAATTCCTTCTCCGTCTTCAGACTCTTCACCATCTTGACCTTCTTGAGCTTCTTCAGTATCGATTGAGAATTCCTCAATAACCTCACCTTCGAATTCTGCTTTTACTGATATACGACCTTCCATCTCTTCGATTTCGATCTCATATCCGTTTATTTCAACTTTAGTTTTCATATTGTACAATTAATTTTTATTATATATTAAATATGTAACCTCGTTTTTTGATAAATAAACTTTTACCCATTTATATAATAAAAACTAAAACTAAACATAATATAATGACAGATTTTAGAAAATTCAGCATACAAAGTATAAGTGGTAATAAATTCGATGACTACTTTAAGAAACTACAAAAAAAGAACTTCACATCAAACTTACTCGAATCAAATGGAATGCCAGTTGATGTATTTTCAAAACTATTAGATGATAGGATTATCTTTTTAGCAGATGAGATCGATTCAGATGTTTGTAACATAATTAAAGCACAACTTCTTTATTTAGAATCTGTTAATGATGATGATATTAAAATCTATATTGATAGTCCAGGTGGTTCAGTTTACTCTGGATTAGGTTTATTAGACGTAATGGATTTTGTTAAACCAGACATCGTTACAATCAATACGGGACTTGCTGCATCAATGGGTGCTGTAATTCTATGTTCCGGTACTAAAGGTAAAAGAAAAGCTCTTAAAAGAAGTAGAACAATGATTCACCAACCAATGAGTTATGGTGGATATGTTCAACAAGCTTCTGATATGGAAATTGAGGCCAGAGAAATGAACTCAATAAAAAAAGAGCTTTATGAAATAATATCAGAAATGACAGGTCAAAATTACGATAGAGTTAGTAAAGATGGTGATAGAGATTATTGGATGAACGCTATTGAAGCTAAGAAGTATGGCATGATTGATGAAATCGTAACAAAAAGAAAATAATATCTATGATGCAAATTTCACAACTAACTAAGGACCAAAGAGTTAAAGAGATAATCACTGAGATTAATAAGAAGACTTCAAACTCTATGAGTTTTACGCCATTTCAATCTGTAATAGAACGATTAACTTTAATTCAAATAGTTGAATCAATAGAAGATAGAATTTATTTTATATCAGAGTCTCCATCATTTGAGTTGAACGGAAGAAACTGGACTTGTCAACAATATAAATGTGATACTATCGAAGACTTTAAGTCATTGATGGATAACCATCCTAATGAATTTTATATACTTTATAACATTATGTTAACTAATGGTGTTGTTTCAAATGCTCCTGGTATTTCTCAAACTCCATCTTATATGATTAGAGGAGTTTTCGTAGAGGATCCTTCAGTTAAAAGAGAACAAATAATAAATCAAATATTAAACGAAGAGTAACTTTTAAATATTAATATATAATGAGATGAAAAAATTCTCTAAACTTATATTAGAATCTAAAGATGAGTCACGAACAATGAGTCCTCTTACAAATCCGGTTGATTGGGATGAAATATTCAAACCTTTAATAGATCATATTGAATCTAATCTTCAATCAAAAGTTCAAGGTCCAGGAAGTGCCGTTTTTACAAACCAAACAAAAGCACTTCTTGATGAATTTATTGACCAAGTAGAAGAAGATTATAAAGATTATTATCAATATGAAATACATGATGGTTCACAAGAAGGATTCTTATCAGCTTTTAATATCAATGTTGATTATAGAGATATAATGGATTGCATTCAACCATTATTAGACAGAACAGATGATGTTGAAGATTCCGGTAACTTTGAATTAGGCGCTTTTGTTATTGATATTGCAGAAAAAAAACCTACTGCACCATCATCTCCAATTAAATATAATACTAATGAAGAAATAGCTGAAGATTTAGCAGACGTTCATGGTAAGTTAAAAATGTTAGATGCTGATTTTACTATCAGAGTTACGAAATCTAAAACAGCTCAATACTCATCTACAAGAATGAGAGAAACTGGAACTATATCACTAACAAAAAATTCAACAGATGTTGATACTTTATTCTTAAATGGTTTACATGATGATGAAAAAATAACTAATGTTATAATCTATGTTTATAATAAAGAAACAGTTCAAGGTGCTGATTTAGATTAATCTACTTTCTTTAGAATCTTTTTAATAATTTCCATTTTCTTTTTACCGCCTTCACCTTTGAATTTATTCCAAATACCAAAGGCTCCAAAAGCAAAACTATCAGCAAAATCCTCTCTTGGATTTCTTGATGTATATTTTCTACAAAAATCAGAATCTTCTTTATAAATCCAGTTAGATAGTTTATGACCAGCTATTTCTCTGCCTTTTCTTTTCTCTTCATATCTAGCATAACCATCAGGAACATTTGCTCTTCTATCTAATTTTTTCCAACCAGATATTGCTTTCCACTCTCTTGAAAACGATACTTTTTCTAAATGATCTATACAATGTCCTATTTCATGAACAACTACAAATAAATCATATGGTATATCATTTGTACCATTTTCAAACTCTCTTTTGAATTTAAATATAGAAGGATTTAGAGTCATCTGTTTCTTCTTAGATGAATCATGCCATCTACCATGAACACCACCCAAATCTTTACAGATTATTTTATCTATTTTATTTTTGATAAATGATTTATCAAACATCTTAAAAGCTTTCTTAATTAATTTTAAATGATTAATGTCAAAGTTATCATCTACTTCAACTCCATATTCCTTATTAAAGAAATCAACCATTTCAATGACTTTTTCTGAAGGAACTTCTTCTTTAGATTCAAATATCGAAAAATGTTTAAGATGTTTCATGTCTTATATATTAAATATAAGATTATTTTTTTTCAACAACAACCAATTTAATACCAACATTATACTTAGTTATAATACTTTCCTCAAGAGTCCTTAACATAGATTCTAATAGTGAAGTTTCATCAGATGTTGCTGATTCCTGGCCTTCTAGTGGTCCTATCTGACCACCATCCGGGAAACCAGAGATAAATCCAGTTGCTGATTTCATAGGACCTCTTTTTGTAAAGGTTATTTTACCATTGACTTTTTTACTATTCGCTGTTGTTGGATTTAATATAGCAATTATATACTCATTTGTCGAACCCACACTAGATGAACTAGATGTAGATGGTGAACCTTTTTCAAGTGAAAACTCTATTTCTTTTTTAACAGACTTTTGTTCATTATTAGATTTCTTGTTCATTGTTATTGAAATTGATATCTTATAAGAACCAATAGAATCATCACTACCAGTTTCTATATATTGTTCAGATATAATATTATAAGTAGCCTCTGTTGAATTTAAACTTGTTACTTGTTGACCAGTTCCAGCACCATTAGGAGCATTATATGAAACATCACTAGTGATAAATTGCCACTCACCTGGAATCGATTGTGATTTTATAGAAAATTTAATATCATCATTGCTAAGAGATTTAATATCATCTGTTGTCATTTTACCAGATATTATAGTCTTTGGAACATAAACATCAATCATTAAACTACCATCTCCTAAAACATCAATAACTTCTGATTTATTTTTCTCAACCATTTCTTGAGACTGACTTTGAGTAGCTGTTGATTGTGTTGTTCCTGGTGTATCAGCAGCAACATCAACGGCACTCTGAGTATTACCTAAAGGATCACTCGCTTTATCAGCTCCAACATTTTTTGTAGCTTGGTCCCAATCATTTTTTGTAGCTAATGTGTAAGTAAATTTGTTTCCATATTTTTCTTTGTGTTTTTCACAATGTTGAAAGAATTCATTTAAACTATCAGAAGTTGGAAATACCTGAGAACCCTCAGACCAACTACCAACATTAACACCACCTGGATAACCTAAATGTATTTTTATACCATTATCAACCAAATCATTAGGTGTTATAGTCTCAGGTGCAGTTAAGTTACTTGGATTGAATGTATCGGGACTTGAGAAATCTAAGTCTCTCCAAACCAACTGTGATGCTCCTGGTGTTACTTTCATAGCCTTAGCTCCTTTATATTCAGATACATAATAAGTATCGATATATTGAGATGGTGCTAAAACAGGAAGACCACTTTTTAAAACAGGGTCACCATTTTCACTACCAGCTATTTTAACATAATCCTTCATAAATATTTTCTTACCAACTGAATCTATCCAAGGTTTAACATTTTTAAGATTCTTCTCAGTTAACCAAGAGTCAGTTATAGTAAACTCTAAACCAGGAACCGTTGAAAATAAATAATGTTTAACATCCCAAGAATCATCTTCTTTTTTATACATTATATACAACTTATCACCAAATTGATCTGTGTATTTATCACCTGGTGATAAACACTGATTTCTTATAGCAACTATATTTAACTTATTAACTTCCGTAGATAAAACATAACTTTTAATCTTCATCAATTCCTCAATAATTTTAGCATCTGGATTTTCAGCTGGTTTAGGCTTTGGAGCTTCGACAGGAATAGATTGTGTTGATGCTATAGGAGTATCCATCGGTGGTTGATCAAAAGTAGTATCAGAAGAACCACTTGTTGGTGTATACGGAACAGGCTCTTTTGATGTCATAGTATTATCCTTCACAGTAGATTGCCAAGTATCACCTTTTTGACCTTCGGCTATTCTATCTAACTTAGCTACATTTTCATTATCAACAATGTAAACATTTTTAGAAAGAAATTTAGGATCTTTTAATTGTTGATATAATTGTAAACTACCAAGTAAGGCTGGTGTTGCTACAACAGGAGCTCCTAAGTTACCCAAAAATGGACCACCTTTTGAACCCATTAATATCTGAACAAAGTCATCAAACCAATTTAAAAAATTATCACCAAGTATAGCTCTTTGTGTTGAATTTGCAGTACCTAAATTTATTTTAGCAAAATTATCTTTTAGATTTACATTTATAGATGATTCTTTAATATTAATCATATTAAATTTATGGTCTAGTTTAAGACCCTCACCTTCATTTACATATACTTGAGTCCTGTGGTCAAATATTAGTGATTTCATTGTTAAGTAATCACCAGTACCTAATCCACTTAATTTTTTCTCAAGATTTATATTATAGTGATCAGAGGATATAAATTCAGGACTATTTTGGTCTCCGTTTTCAAAAACAACAGTAACAACCTTACCCTTTTCAGGAACAGCAAATCCATTACCAGCTAAATCTTTCCAAGGATTAGCCCAAGGTAAATCTTCAACAGGAACATCGTCAAAAACATCAAAAACTCTGATTTTAACTCTTCCTATTTTTTTAGGATCTTCACAATCTTCAACAACACCAACGTATGTTTTACCACTTTTTACTTGCATATAAATTATATATTAAAAAGATCATTTGTTACTGAAAATTAACCACCTTTTATAATACCACCAATTTGGTTACCAAGAACTGATCCCAATGAATCACCTGCAAAATCTCTTACAGCATTTTGAACATCAAAGAAAGATGTTGGTGAAACTCCTCCTGTACTAGCAGCTCCTCCGACAAGCGGTATATTGGAAATATAATTTGGAACGGTGCTAAATCCATTAGCTCTTTCTCCATCCATACCAGCATGATTTGGATGTGATGTGTATACATTGGTAGGAGCTCTCATTCTTCCAAGACCGGATGAATTTCTAACTTTTTCCAATGTATTATTTAACAATCTGAGTCTAGTATCAACCTGACCTCTTATTTCTCTTTCTACCGTACTCTGTAGACTCTTAGCTAAATTTTCTCCAGCTTTTTTAGAAGCTTCTTTAAATGCTTCTAGTCCTTCTTTTACTTTGGCTTTTCTTTGAGCTTTTTTATCAACACTATTATTACTTGTATCTCCACCTTCTGGATCTGGTGTTTCATTTTTTCCTTTATCATCACCAGATTGTTGGTCAGCTATTTTTCCCTTTGTTTGTGCCTCATTTACAACAGATACGTTCCAACCATCAAAAACAATAGGACTTGAAACACCATTTGATTTTAGAGTGTTAGTTCCAATTGTAAAAAATTTAGGAACAGAAACATCCTTAACTCCACCACTATTCGTATTATCGGTTGCTGCTCTACCTCCTGGGTTACCAACTTTCCAAATAGCTCCATTATTATACCCAACATACTGACCAAATCTTTGTTCATCTGGAGTCCATCTTTCAAATTTAGTAGAAACATATTTATAATCCATTGTAACGGTTGCTCCACCAAAGTCTTTAATACCTCCTTCATAGTCAATTTCTGAATCATGTGGTGGTGTATCAAAGAAAAGTTGACACTCTTTAAGTGAATAAATATGTCTACTTAGGTTATCCTTTATTGTTTCTAAATCCCCAGTATCAATAGCTTTTCTAACTCTTTGATAGTTTCTACACTCAGAAATAACTATATCACAATTAAATCTTAATAGATTTTCCATTATTAAGTTTTTACCATTTGGCTTAGACCAATATAAAAGTTTATATAAGTGTTGTAATGTACCAAATGTTAACGATACATCTTCTGAAAATGTCAATTTAATAAAATCCTCTCTATAACTTGTTAGATATTTTTTCTTATTAGAAGTATTTCCAATCATTAAAAGTTCTAACCCACCTATCTTCTTAATATAATAAGATAAATAAGCTTTTTTACCTGGTTGATAATAACTAGCTTGTGACGGCGTATTTGCTTCATTTGGTATATTAATAGACTGTGTTTTTTGAGTATTTGGAACTTGTTTAGGAGTACCCTTTACTTTGAATAACTTCTCAAATTGTAATTTGAAATCTATCATTACATTCTTTTTAGAAGCTATCTCACTAACGTTACTAAATTGTTCAATAAAATCCTCAACTGATCCATTAAGTAATGGAGAACTAACACCGTCTATAATCAACTCAAATCCAAAAAATACGGGATCGTTATTCTCATATGGAGTGTAGTTAAAATTTGCTAACCTAAGACCTGGTGCGGTTTCTGAACCATCCCATGCTTCCTTTACACCTGAATCATTTCTAAGTGGTGTTTTACCATCAATTACATGTAATCCATTTTTAAAATAGTCAGTTGATGTATCACCAAACATCGCCAAGTAATCTCTTGTAGTATAAGGACCTGTAAATGATTTTGTTCCTAGATTTTTAGTTAAATCAAATCTTCCAGATGTTGATAGCTCTTTTGTGTTGTCATTTTTACCAAAAAGTCCTTTAGAAAATTGAGGATGTGTATCTAATAAATTACCATACCAATCCTTTCCATATCTAGAGTTTGGTCTAAATCCAGGTTGATCTCTATCTAAATTAAGAAGTGCCATTTTAATAAATCTATTTTTTATTATATATTAAAAAGTAATGGTTACTTATGTTATGAGTAAGCAGTTCCATTTTTCTCAAGCACTGACCAATAGTAAGCAAATTTTTCTTTCCTATCAGCCAAACCATTATCACCACCATTAACCCATCTTGATATTTTAGTAACAACGGCTTCGGTTGCTCCTTCTTTAGCCTTTTTAGGGAAGTTTTTAACACCTTTTGGACCAGCAACAGACCAGAACCAAACAGAGCAATCAGCAGCAAATTTTCCCTCTAATAATTCTGGATTAGCTACAACATCATCATTTTTCCCTTTAGATACTAAATATTTATTATATTCTGTATAATTTGCTTTTCCGGTTATTTGTATATAACCCCTTCCTTTATATCTAACTCCATCTCCAGGTTTATTATTACCTAAGTCACTTCTTCCTTCGTAGGCTTTTCCAGTTGCGAACTCTCTCTTCCATTGAAATTTACCAGATTCGTGAGCACATTGAGCAAGAAAATGAGCTTGTTCAAGAGGGCTTGTTATACCATAATCTTTCATAGCTTTAATAACCTCTGGTGGTGGTGTTGTAGATGCTTTACCCGGTTTATATTTCACAATTTCTTTTGCAATTTCAGTTTTCTCTTCCGCTGAAATGTTTTGACCCTCAGATATTTGAGTAAGATAAGTATTGTAAACCTCTTTCAACTCTTCATCTCCTGCAAAAATATCTTCTGAATATTCTGGATCCAAATCTTCAGGGTTTGTGTTATCATCAAATACCCAATCAGCTGGTTCAGTTATTATTTTTAAATCTCCAGTGACGCTATATGATCCACTAGTTGGGCCAACTATTACAAAGGTGTCTTTCTTTTCAACATTAAACTTAAAATCTCCTTTTAACTTAGAGTCAACAAAAACTGGCTCAGTTGTTATAGGTTTTTCTGGCTTTGGTTTAAGATTATCTTCCACCCACTTATTCCAGATATCAAAGTATCCTTCTGGATGACTTGGAACAACAGCAGGATCAAATGTTGGTTGAACTATCTCATAAAAAGGTGGTAATGATTGTGTTAATCCAGAATAATATTTAGCAAATAAACCAGTTGTGTAATCTTTGGTTGGATTCAACCAGTCACCAAGTGATTTTATATTAATATTAATATCATTAATAAATTTAGTTACAAAATCATCAGTTGTTTTAAATATATCATTTGAAGGTTTTGGCTCAAAATTATAAGATAATCCGGCTATATCATAAGCTCTATTTTTCCCAGTTGAGTTAGGAGGATCTCCAGGACCAGGTGGTATATCATATATAACTGGTTCAAATTTAATAAAATAATCTTTCCTACCACTTTTATATAGTGTTAGTTTAATATCACCTATACCTAAGTTATCAGGTTTTGGTTCTTTCCAATATTTACCATCGGTAGATATTTTACCTCTTAGTCTTACTTGTTTTATAATTTCTTCTTCTTTAGCCATTTTATTTTATTATATTTGTTCTAAATTACCTACTACCTCAGTTCCATTTTCAAGTAATTGTTTAACTGTTAATTTATATTTAACACCTGCGCTATCTTGTACCGTAAGAACTTCACCAATCACATAAACGCTATTTGGTAAAATTGGAGGAGTAGATGCTGTAGTTCCTGGAACAACTGGATTATCATTAATTTGTTTTTCTTCTGGTTTTTTAGCAACTGGAGTTGGATCTTCCATTTCCTGTTTAGTTTTACCAAGTTCACTTCTAACAAGACTTAATTCCTGTTTAAGACTTCCTCTTCTAAAAGAATATGAAATATTAGATATTATATACTTACCAGAGTATCTATAATTCATTGAATCTTCAGTTGGTGTTGCACTAGGATTAATAATATCAATAGTAACTCTCATGTATTTATATAAACAAAAATTAGGATTTGATAGTGTCACATCAACCCCTATCTTAGTTAAGTTGTCAAGATTTATTCTATTTTGAGTATAAGCATAGTTATAGTTTTTATGCATATTATCTGTATCTAACTTACCTAAAAACTTTGTTATAATATTTTCTTTGAAGAATTTATCATCAGCTTGTTTACCCTTTAGAATCAATGATGACTTACCGTCAGATGTCGATGAATCTACATCAAAGACTAAAAATGATTTTGTAACTCTATCATAATATTTAGCTACGGTCAAATAACCAACCTCAAGTGACTTTTTAGTTGAATTATTTTTAGTTGTATATTTTTCAAAAAATAATGAAGATGAATTGAAAGTTTGATCATTTGTTAACCTAAGTGGAATAATTCTATCCTGATCTTCTGGAGTAGATGTTTTTGAACTACCAGCTGTATCAATAACAACATCTCCGGTTACATTTCTAGTTTGTTCTTTCTCAACATCAACATAATTAAAACAATAGTAATAATCTATATAACCTAACATGAATGATTTATCTGATATGTATGAATGTTGTATAACATCATTGATAAAATCATAAGGTTTTTTGTTAGTACTTCTCCAAGTCATTGAATCATCTGCACTAGTTATATTTGAATTAAAACCAAGTCCTAATTCTTTACTAACTTCTCTTAATACTTCAAATGAAGTTCCTTTATATGACTTATTTTTTATTATATAAAGATTTGGTATATCTATCGTTCCTCTTATTGTATAAGTTTGTCCTGATTTTTCAGGACTTTTATCAAATCCATCTATTTTAAAAACTAAATGTATAGACTTTATATTTTCAGAGGTTGAGTTCAGGAAAAGATCAACAGAAGTTTGGTCTTGTGGAGTTCCGTCTCCCTTCAATATATTTTGAGTATCTTTAAAATTAAATTCAAGTTTTGGTATTATACCATCATGATATAAATTCATACTGACTAAATCTTCTGTTTTTATTTGATATCCAGAATACCAAATAAATGGAGTATATCCTAACCCATCAGTAACCGGTTTTTGACCAGATGCAGCCGGATTAACTACGGTATCTTGTGAGAATTTTATAGGAGGAACACTGATAGTAGGTGGATCTATTTGACTAATTATTGGTCTTGTTCCATCCACGTTTTTCTCCTTAGGAGTTTCTTTATTTTTCTCATCCTGTGCAATTAGCTCCTGTTTAGGTAAAACTTTAATCGATATCTCTTTATACTCTATTTTTTCGTTATCAGATGAAACAGTTATGACATAATCACCTGGTTCTGTAAATTGTATTTCTTTGAAATCAATTTTAGCAGAGTCAACATCTGGTATTTTCTCCATTGCAATCTCAGTAATACCCGTTATCTCACCTGGTCCGGATTTTTTCTTTAATAATATTTTACCACTAAGAGCCGGAACACTTGTTGGTGGCACATCAGAGTTTGGAGCAGGATCTTGTTTTGGTTTTGGAGTATTATTTTCCTCTACCCATTTATTCCAGATATCAAAGTATCCTTCTGGATGACTTGGAACAACAGCAGGATCAAATGTTGGTTGAACTACCTCATAAAAAGGTGGTAATGATTGTGTTCCTGATTGTGTTAACCCAGAATAATACTTAGTAAAACTTTTAACCCATGCAGGATTACCAAATCCAGAAGATTTAATATTAACATTAAGACCTTCGATGAAATTAGTTATAAAATCATCTGTTGTTTTAAATTTATCATTAGATGGTTTTGGTTCAAATCCATAAAATACTCCAAATTTATCATTAATTCTATTTACACCTGTTGAGTTAGGAGGATCTCCCGGAGCAGGTGGTGTATCATATATAACAGGTTCAAATGAAACAAGATAGTCTTTCCTACCTTTCTTACTTAAAGTTAATACAGCATCTCCAATACCTAGGTTATCGGGTTTAGGCTCTTTCCAGAATTTACCATCACTAGATATTTTACCTCTTAATCGAACACTTTTAACTTTTACATAATCAGACATGATTTATATATTTTATATCATGTTCTTCAGTGAGAATTAAAGGTTAATTTTGGTAATTTTATAAGGATATCCTCTTTTTATATAGAACTTTTCTCTTTCCTTAAAATGTCTAAAAAGAATATTTGACATTTCTTTACTTGAAAAAACATCAACTAGGTCAAAAATATTTGCCTTCTTTTTATCATCGTGTAAACGAAGAGCTCGACCAATCGATTGTATGATAATCTGTTCAGATTTAAATGAATCAGCAAATATAACATTAAAGATTGCGTTAATAGAAACTCCCGTTGATAAAGTACCATAAGAAGCTATCAAAACTTTTACCTTACCATCGGTGTTTTCCATCTCTTTTTTAATAACCTCTCTCTTTTTGCCACTGACTTCACCATCAATATAATAAAAATCTCTATTAGGTAACTCTTCTTTTAGCTTATTAAATATCTTCTGACCATATTCAATTGTGTGGAATAATAGTAGGGTATTTGAATCACACTTATCTACAATCTTTTTTATAAAATCTAATCTCTTATCTGATATATGTATATACTCTTTTTCTAAGTCAAAGGCATTTTTACCATTACCTCCTCTTCTAATCTCAGTCATTCTACCATCAAACTCTAAGTCCTCATGATTCATGATTACAACTTTAACATCCATTGGTGTGATAATACCTTTCTCTTTTAATTCATTTGCAGACACCTCAGTTATCTTTGGTCCTAGTACAGATTGAATTGTTAGTATCTCACAAGTATCTTCTTCAGGAAATGTACCAGATACTCCAAATCGTGAGTAAGCACTTCCGAATGTATGATTTAATATTGTAGTTATTGTTTTAGCTTTAGCCCCATGTGCTTCATCGGTTACAACCGTGTGAAACTGCTTGAAGAATTCTTTTGGCCATTTTTCTAAAGATTGATATGTTCCGATATAAACATTCGCATCTAAAGTACCAGACCATTTACGAGGTCTTTCAGACATTACTTCCTCAATTCTAATATCACAAGGTAAATGAGAATCATTTAGAATATGGTCTAACTTCTTTTCTCTCATTTCTAATATGTTATTAACACCCATATTATATTCTAAGATGTTATCATAGAACTGAGTAACCAACGTAATAGATGGAACTATTATTAGAAACTTTGCTTTAGGATCTATATTTCTCAATGTGTAAAAAATAACAATTGATATTATTAAAGACTTACCACCTGATGTAGCAACTTCAGCCATACAATATCTATTCTTTAGAATTTTATAAGCGGCTTCAATTTGATGGTCATATGGTGTAAATGGAACCCACTCACCTGATTTAGTTCTTACTTTATGAGTTTTGAAATAATCAGTACAGAAATCTCTAACACCTTGTAAAGTAACATCTCTATTAAGTGGAAACTCATCTTTGTTTTCCAACACAAAGCTAGTTTCAATTTCTTTACAACCTCTCATAGCTTCTTTCCAAAGTCCTAGGTTGATTCTTCCATTTTTAAAATATGATTGTTGTCCATTCCAAACACCCATCTTAAAAGCAGGCATATATCTATAACCCTTTACATGACGGGTTAACCATAGACTAACTTGATGATATTCTATTCTTGTAGCCTCTGATACAACTAATTCTTCAGTTTCTTTATCATATCTAAATTTCATCTTATTATTATATATAAAATAAAGACATATGTTTAAATATTGAAAAATTTGAGGTTTTTTTGAGGTTTTTTATGGAGGGAGATTAAAGAAGTGTATATATAATAAAAAATAAGTTAAATCATGAGTATAAGATCATTTTTTAGAGGATTGTTTGGTTCATCAGAAAAAGCAGTTGAAGTTTCAACACCAGTGGTTGTAGTAGAAGAAAAAGTAGCACCTAAAGAGATAGATGCTGAAAAAGCTAAAGCTGCAATTGAACAAAGACTGAAAGAAATTTCTGAAGAAAAGAAATCCGAAGAAAAGAAAGCTGAAGAAAAGAAAGTAACAGCTAAAGAAATCAAAGCTAAAGTTAAAAAGGCACCTGAGACTAAGGTAGAACAACCAGCTAAAGTTAAACCAGCTAAAGCATCTCAACCAGCTAAACAAACTGAGAAGAAGACTGAAAATAAACCAAGACCTTCTCGTAAGAAAACTGATAAATAATCAGAATAAAAGCTTATAAAAAAACTCACTTAAAATTAAGTGAGTTTTTTTATGCTATGCAAGGTCATTTTTGAAAGCATCTTTTCCAATATACTCTCTATGCCAAGGCTCGTGACCGGCACCGGCTCCTTTTGCCCATCCTGGATTAACCCATCCATATTTTCCACCAATTTGTTCTAAGAAGTCAAATTTTGCACTTCCTTTATCACCCATATTACTTGTGTCTATAGCTAATCCCCATCCGTGTTGACTTGTTCCAGGCTTAGCAGCAGCAGTTCCTCCATTGGTTCCTATTTTTCTAGCTTTACCGGTTCTATCATAGTGATCCCAATCAAAAATTGAATTTTGAACATCAAAAGATCTATTACCACCACTCATTGCAATATCAACACCAAACTTAGCTTTGAATTCTTTATTCATAGCATTTAATTGTTTAGCAGCATGTTTTTCAAGTTTGATACTAGAAAAATCAAGCTTAGCAATCAAGTTAGCGGGTAATTCACCATTATAAACGGTTGTTCCATTAACAACCATTTTTTTCTGAAATCTTCTAATTCCACCACCTCCACCTGGAGATGTCTTCAAAGCTGGTCCATTCAAATCTACAGTAGAACCAGATGAGGATGGTGTGTCAGTACCAGTCTCACCATCTTCACTACTAAGTTGTAATAAGAATTTTATTTCTGCTTCATCTTCTATAGAAATTGGAGACTCTTGATACTCTGGATCAAGTTCAACATCTTCATCTATTTCATCATTATTAATATTCTCTTCTGGTGGTGTATAGATTTTATTAACATGTACAGAAAAGTCTGGAAGATTTTCACCGGCTTTTAACTGAATAGTATCAGGTAATCCTACTAAAAATAATTTAGTTTTATCTGAAGATTGACTAGCTCCTGTTGGTGCTAAATCCTTTGCCGCACTATCATCCGTAGTTACAGGTTTAGGTTCTCCATTAAAATCAACATATCGGATTAATTTACAATATTCAGTATCTGGATCACATAGTGCTAATTTACTATCGGAAGTTCCATCAAAACTACTAATTTGTGATTGTAAATTTGTTATAACACTTTTTATAAGATCACTATCTCGTGATGTTCCACTATGTCTTAACCTATCAGAATATTTAATATCCAAACCAATTTTACCATCTTTTCCTTGATATCTACTATATGCAAATTTATCAGTTGCCGCATCTGATTGATCTCTCAAATCAGCAGGTAATCCTTCAGTTCCATTTCCTTTAGTATATGGAAAATAATTAACTAGCTTCTCGATATAACCACTAGCGTTGTCATATTTAGATCCCTTTGAAAAAGCGTTTTCCAACCATTCTATATGAATTTGAGAACCATCATTTAAATAATAATAAGTGAATCCATAGTTTCTTGATGTAGGTGGTGAATCCTTCCAAGGATTTTGTAAAATCATTTTATTTTCAACAAGATTATCACTAATACTGAAAATCGAAAAATATCGATATCCAATATCAGATGCTCGATTTCTTAGTAAAAAAAGAGCACCTTTTATAACCTCATCGTCTGACATCGATCGATCTACTTTTTCAAATTTGTAATCATCTCCAATATCCGGAAAATATGTATTGGGTGACTTTAAAACAGCATACTTTCGTTTACCTTTCTGATAAACATCTAATCTCGCACTAGTTTCACTATTTCTAATTCGACCTGTAGTATCAGATGGATATCTAGTACCTTCTTCTAATTCTCTTTGTGAGGCACTTGGATCTGGCTGAACTATTCTAACTGATTTTAACAATTCTTCATCTGCCATATAATATTATTTAATTTTTAGAAACACCACCAACTACTATACTTTGACCCTCTAATCTAACAGGAGCTTGTGGTGTATTTAAAACAACCGGTGGTAAAGAATATCCGTTCTCTACATACTTACTTCTATTATTATCTTTTCTGGTTGTTTTATTAGGAACAGCTAATTTCTTTTTAACTTGAGAAGTTGAATTCTTTTGATTAACCAAAATTCTATATGAGTCCAATTGAGAAGATGGTGGGTAATATAACTTTTGACCAGTATAAATATTTAAAGGATTATCTAAATCATTTATAAAGCATATTATGTCAATATTCTCAAGAACCGTTCTATCCTCATCATAAATTGATAACATAACCAAGTCAATTCTCATCTCTTCCCCTTTTTGAACAATATATTCGTTCAAATCTGAAGAAAGATTTCTTAGTATTTGTGGGTTAAAAAGATCATAGAAACCACTTCTTGGTTTTCTAAGTAAAGTCAGAGATTTAATATCCATAATATTTTTATTTTTTAAGTTGTTGTTGTTGTTGTTGGACCCGTAGCTGGTAGAGTACTATTAGCATCACTAATAGTTGGATTAGTATTTGAAGCATTTCCACCACCTTGACTAAAACCGGTCGCTTCTGATGCAGAAGCTGAAATTGGTTTAACTCCACCATCAGCTGTACTTTGTGTGTTACCAGATGGTAAAGGATTTTGTAGATTATTATTAGTGTTGGTTGGGCCACCAGTTCCACCAATATTTGATGCACTACCACCACCACTTGCAGTACCTGAAACAGTTCCAACATCAGGTGGAACAGATGCCTCACCAGGTAAGACACCAATAGGTTCTGTATATGATTTACCATCTTTTGTTGTAATTTGACTAGTTTCATAATATGTCTTTTGAACATCTATAGATCTTAAATATCCACTATTGAACTTACCCATTATCTCTTGCATACCTAAAGCTCTAGCGTTTTCTAAAGTAAACTCAACAGTTATTGAAGATGGTAAATCATTAAAGGCCAATTGTGGACCAAGTTTAAGACTCACACTTTTTGTTAACATATCACCTGAACAAAATATTGGTCTCATTGGATTACCAATTGTAAGGTGCCAAGGAGCTGAAGGTAGTCCAGCTAAGGCATTTACGATACCAATTATTTTAACTCTATATTTTTGTATCAAACCTTCAGATACATCTCCTAATACTTTACTGATTGAACCTAATATTTTCTCACTTGCTGTTTTTTCTTCTTTTGCTGCAGCGTATGGATCAACCGGTGGTGGTGGATCTGCTTTTTGTTCCTCTTCAGCTGCTGTAGCTTTATCAGCTAATGCTTTAGCATCTTGAAATATCTCTTCAATCTTTTTAGTAACCTCAGCAACGATACCAGATATAGCATTTTTAATACTTGAGAAAACTTCTTTTAAAAGTGATTGTGGATTATTTGCCCATCTGATTAATTTTGCAGAAACAGACTTACTTAGTCCATAAGTTTCACTTTCTGATGTTCCAAATCTTAAAATAGTTCCAATTAAATCCATCCAAACAATGGTTGGATCAATTCCTGAAATATACTTCAATTCATACTCACATAACATTTTAACTTGAACTGTACAAGTCAAACCAGAACCAGCCTCGCTATATCCAACTGTTTTCCTCATTTTAGCTTGTTTAATTAAGTTTGGATTACCAGCTGGTATCATATTCGCTGAATTTGATTCTATTAAACCCAATGATGCCAAGAATTGTCTTTGGAATATTTCAGTAAAACCAGGAAGTGGAACAACATTTCCCGCAGCTCCACCTATTCCTCCTAAATTACCAATTCCTAAATCCTCACCTAAACCACTAAGAACTCCTTTAAAATCAGCCTCAGCTTCCATCCATTCCTCACCAAAAGATATGTTTAGAAAGTCCTCAGATTCTGGAACCCACGTAATTAAAGTAGCCAATGATCCAATTTCACTTGGTTTTTTCTTAATCATTATATTATCACCGGTTGGTGATGCAAATCTTCTAGCCACCATTAGTCTGTTATTTGGATAAACACCAACATTCTTTAAGTAAGCGAAATCCGATGGTTTTAATTGCCCTTTTGTGTTTGCTAATTTTTCAATTATATTTAAAACTGAAGTGTCATAGACAGAATCAGAGTGAAGTGTTTGTTGAGTATAGACTTCAGATCCTCTTACTGCATTTGCTCCGGTCACATCTGGATATTCTTCACCACTTGGCTTACCGTCTACAGTATCTTGTACAGGTGCTAGAGCTTTTATATCGGCCCACGCTCTTATTCTTCTTTTACCAGTAAATAGTGTACCAGCAGCTGACTTATTATAGTCTTGTACCCTAACATTTCTGGATTTATCAATATTAAATGATGTGTATCCATCAGGTGTGGGAGCACTTCTTACTCCTATTATACCTAATGGGGAACCTCCTAGTATAGATCTATAAGCCATGTAATAATTTAATTTTTATTATATATTAAACTACCATCAATCTGTATATAAATTTAATAGTCTCTTATTATTTGTGAGTTTGAAAATTTGGAAAGATTTGAAAAAACATCATCGATTATTTCTGGGCTTTTTCGGAATTCATTATAGAATATTAATACATTGAAATTATTTTCACCAAGTATCTTTTTTAAGTTTAATAGTTTCTCTATTGAGAATTCATTATCAAAGTCTGGTATGTAATAAATATCCTTCTTTTTATCGATAGCTTGTTGTATCTTATTAAAGATTATTACTTTGAGATACATTTTATCATCATCAAAATTAACCTCTTCTTCTTCCATTATCTTTTTAATATCGATAATATACTTATTTTTTATACGGTTAACCTTGATGAACTTGTCAACTTTCTTTCTCGTTTTACAATACACACAGAAAAATTCCACTTATCGATATAATTTTTTTTAACTTTCAAAATATATATAAAACAACATATTTTCCCTATAGCTTTTTATTCATACTATTTAATTTTGAGAAGAGAAGTTTAATATATAATAACATGAAGAAGTATTCAGATAAATTTCTTAATCAGTCAAATAAACTTAAATTTGCTAAAATTGGGTTTGAATTTGAGTTTTATATGAAAGACCTGTCTTATTATAAGACATTAGAACTATTAAACATTGAACTAGCTCCTGTAAAAGTTTGGGGGTTTAGACAATATCACTCAGATTTCAAACCAGATGAGAAAAATTTCAAAATAGAACCTGATTTATCAGGAGGTTCTAACATGGTCGAGTTAGTAACTGGACCACTTGATTATTATGATGCTAAATACTATTTAGTTAAAATAATAAAATTTATACAAACTTACGGATATACAAATGAGAAATCATCTGTACATTTTAACTTATCATTTAATAATGAAGATAAAAACTTAAATGATTTAAATATATTAAAGTTAATATTAAATACAGATGAGGATGAGATTTATAGAATTTTTCCATCTAGAAAAAGTAATGTATATGCTAAATCTATAAAGAAAATTATTCCATATAAAGAATATGACTTCTTTAATATACCTATTAGTGTTGTTAAAAACAATCTAAGATTACCAAGTGATAAATACTATGGTATTAATTTCTTAAATATCAATAATGATAAAGAAAGTCAAAGACTTGAATTTAGATATGTCGGTGGAAAGGATTACGAAAGTAATATAGGCAATCTAATCTATTTTATGGATAGATTTATAATAACGGTATTTGATTCTATTGATACTGACTTTAATTCGGAAGATGTTAACAAGTTAGAAGAATACTTAGAAAAAAATATCTCACTATTTAAGAACTTTTCCAAATATGATAACTTTATAGTTGATTTTCCTACTATTCAATTACAAATTGACCAAGTTGGTAACTATGATTTAATATCAGCATACTATCCGAATATTTATACTAAATTATATAACTTAATAGACGCAACAAGTGGTCTAAAAGAATGTATTGTAAATTATGTAACATCTACACAAACAATGGAAGTTGTTGATGCTGAAATTAAAAACACATCCACTATTAAAGGATATGATTTAATCAATTGTAGATGTGAAGGTATCTATGAGAATTGTTTCTTCATAGGATGTGAAGTAGATAATGCTCAAATGACTAAATCTAAATTACAACAATCTTCAGTTGTTAACTCAAAGGTTTTAAATTGTAAAGTTGAATCTACTGACTTAACAAATTGTTACTTTATGGATGGTTATTTAAATGGTGATATGATGGGTGGTGTATTTAGATCGGGTAGATTAGGACCTTATGCAACATTAGATTCAGAGGTTAAAGTTGTTACTGATAATGAAAATTTCTTTGATACTAAATTTGATACCGAGACAAAAGGAGATTCAAAAGGAAATATAAAAGGATATGGGAAAACTCCATTTGGTAAGAAATAATGAAGTATCTAAAAAAGTTTGAAAGTAGTGATGATAAACTTCAATTTGGAGTAACACCTGAAGATATCAAATATCTATTTACTGATATATCTGATAATGGTTGGAGAGTAGATGTTAGATTTTTAAAGAAACTAATTGACTTCAAAAAACATAGTGGTGATGTTAATTTTGAACATGATTCAGATTTAAAACTAGGATTAATTCCTTATATACAAGTTTCAATTAGTAAACCAACTCCATTTGAAGATAGATTTAAACGTTCGAAATGGCAAGAATCTCAAGAGTTACAATCATTTATAGAATCAAATGAATTTAAAGAGATAATTGAAGTTGCTTCTTTAAGATTAGATGAATCTGAACTTTATATACAAAAACAATCGTATGTAAATAATGCGTTTAATATATTAATATATAGAAAAACAGACGAAAATTATATAAAATAATATGATAAAAAAATATCAAAACTTCCTGAACGAAGAAGTAGGTCTTAAAAACATTTCTAAGATAGCGAAACTTTACAAAACTGCTGAAATTTATTTCCACAAAGACTTAGATGGTGTTACATCAGCTATCGCTATGAAAGAATTCTTAAAGAATTATTATCAAATAGAAACGGTTGATTGTCATATTATTCAATATGGTGGATTGGAATACGCTGTTAAAAATCATAAAGAAGGAAATCTTTGTGTCTTAGTTGACTTTGCTCATGGTAAACCAATGTTTCATATTGCAACTGACCACCATGATAAACAATCAGGTGCTGAAGATACTCAATCTACTTATTTCAAACACACTCGTTCAAATGTTGAAACTATTTCAGGTGAGATTTCATATTCTGATATTTTCACTCACGAAGATATTGAATTAATTAAAACAGTTGACTCTGCTAACTTTTTAGCAAATGATATCAAACCAGAAGATGTTCAAAATTCTATCTTCTCTACTAATAAAAATCTTTCTCCTTCTAAAAATAGATTTATGATGGGTTTTGTAGTTAATAGATTATTATTAGCTTATAAAAATAAAAGAATTACAACTAAATCATTAGATGGTAAAAGAAACCATATCAATAGAAATATACTTGAGTGTTTAACTTTAGATTCTACTGGTAGTTTATATTCAATGTTTAATAACCTTAAAAATTATATCAACAATGCTAAAACTACTGATAAGTTAGGAAGATTAGCAACTCCAGAAGAAATCAAAGCTAACTTAAGTGACTATATTGATAGAATGAAAAACTATAGTTTCATTGAGGATCCTAGTACGGGAGATGTTTCCGAATACGATCCAACTAACTGGAGACATAAAAAAATGTTAGATACTGGAGCTCAAATTGGTAAAGGTGTTCACTTTGATGAGGAATATAACATAGTTACTCAATATGGTGGTGGTTCAATGATTAAAGCTGGTTCTTATGACAGATATGTTGTTTTCAAAAACAACCCTAAAGCAGATTTCAATTGTATTGCTTGGCCAATGGGTTTATTACAAGTTTCTTGTAACCCATTTAAGGAAAAAGCGTTAAAGGAAATTAACTTAGGTGAAATTGCTAAAGAAGTTTTAGCTAAACACGAGTCGATTCTTAAAAGATTCTTCGTTTCTTTAGAGTCGATTAAAAAAGAATTTGAAACATCTCAAGATTGGAAAGCAATGGCTAAAGCAGAAGGTGATGATTATGAAGGAGTAGGATTTAAATTTAGTGATTTAGAAGCTTTCTACAAAGATTGTTTATTTGAGAAAAAAGATAATAATGTTGTTAATGTTGATATTAATGATCCAAAACTAAGAAGTAGTATGAATACTTTATTCACTGACCTTACACCAGATCAAAAATTCTACCTAAGTAGTATTAAAATTCCAGCTTGGGAACTTATCATTAGAAACTCAGGTGGACATCCATCAATTACTAACATTACAGGTTTGAATTTCTTAAAATATAATAAAGCGGCTCTTAAAATAGCGTATAAAACAGAAAAGTATGTTGATGTTCTTAAAACATTAGCTAAAGATTTTGTAAATGTTCTTAAAACTAAAATTGATATTGCTAAAGAAGGTGGTCAAGTTGAGTATGATACTAAAGGAGTTGAGTTACTTGGACAAGATACAAATGAGAATTTTGATTATCAAATTGTTGATAAAGTAAGTGGTCAACCCGTTTCAGTTACAAAGGATCAATTCTTAAAAGCTGGAGCATCTAAAGGAATGAAAACTGATAGAAAAAGTTTGATGAGTATTGATATGGTGAATAAGAAAGTAGTTGCTAAGTTTGAAAATTTTAATATTAAAAAATAATATCAATATTTAAATCTTTTATCAACTCATCAGTACCTAAAATAGCATTTATTTTATTTTCTCTCATACGTTGTAAGTCTTTTGATAGTATTATTCTATTATCTGTTAGATATAGGTCTACATAACAATCATATCCACAAAATATACCGACTTTAAATATACCAGTTGGGTTATTAATTTCACATGATGAGAATCTTGGATCACATTCGAGTATATTGAAAACAGACATAGGCATTATTATAAAGTTATAATTTTCATTAAGTCTATTCAAACTATTATAAATTGTTGAGGACTTCAATCTATTCTCCTCATATTCACTTTCTATTTGTCCGTATGTTATTTTATTTAAATCAATCTCCATTTAATATTTTATTAATTTTATCATTTCTTAACTTAGAGACATCCTTTATAGATATTTTATATGAGTTAAATCTACAATCATATAAATTATAATTAATTGTATGTTTCCACTCAAAATTATTATTATCAATTGGTTCTATTACATAATCCATATTCTGTAAAGAGTAAACTAAACTTTGTATAGAGTTATCAACAACATATAAAGTAAGTTCATCATCATCATTTATCAATGGTGAGTAAAAAACATCTACATTCATACCTACATATTTATCTATTGAGTAGAAATAAGAAGGAAAAGCACTTGTGTTACTCTTACTTTTAACTAAACCAAAAATCTTTCTACTTTTATCTGAACAAAATATATAAAGAGGTTTTATACCTAATTCCGATATCTTATCAAACATATTTATCTCTTTTGATTTACTCATAGATTCTAATGGTATGATATACTCTTTTGATTTACCAATCATTATATTCACACTTTTCTGGTATATGTCAACTATACTATTGATTATAAAACTCGGTGATGTGAGAGGTGAGTTTTTAATCTCTGTGTATTGAGAATCTATAGATGAAATAACATCACCATTATATAGATGACTTACTTTCATCAGATTTTGTTCTAATGTTTTTTTATATTCTGAAAAAGATTCTCTCACTATATTTTTAGATATTTATTTGAAAAAGTTTATATATAGATTATGAATCATATAAAACTATTTGAAAATTTTACCAATCAGCCTTTAATCGATCTTGAGAATCAATTAATGAAATACTCAATTCCTATTCAATATTGGGGAACTGGAAATGCAAAAACAATCGAACATCTATTAGATGAGATAGATAATGAAGAATGTATAATTAAAGATGAAGGTGGGTATTTAGTTCGATATATCGAGTTTGTTGGAATTAGAATGTTATACAAAGACAAAGATAATAACACTTGGTTGTTAAAAGAAGATAGACAAGAGTTCAAAGATGGTAGAATTAGAAGAAGAGATATGCAATCATCAGTTTCAGAGAAAATGAAATCTGGAGAAAATCCATTAGTTTCAGCAGTAAGAGGAATTGAAGAAGAACTAGGTGTTAAAATCGAATCATCTCAATTAAGAAAGTTAAGACCAATGTATTATAATGGTGGTTCACAATCATATCCAGGATTAAAAACAAAATATATCGGACATCAATTCACTTGTTATCTAACACCTGAGCAATTTGTGGAAAATGGTTATGTCGAAATACAAAAGGATAAGAGTACATTCTTTAAGTGGGTAAAACGAGATAATTAATTTAACAATTATTTAATACTCTAAAATCACCTATTTTGTTGTGTTATTAAACAAAAGATAAAACTATCTTTTTTAAGACACTATATATAATACATGAAAATTCTATATGGAATACAACTTAATGGGAATGGACATATAACAAGATCTATCGAAATAATATCAACTCTAAAAGAAAAGGGATTTGAGGTAGATATAATAACGTCCGGTGAGAACTCTAATTTAAATTTACCATTTGAAGTTAAAAGACATTTCAAAGGATTTTCACTACATTATAATAAATCAGGATCAATAAATTGGTCAAAATCAATTTTATCATCAAATATTTTTAGACTATTCAAAGATATCAAGTTTGATGTATCTGAATATGATTTAGTTATTTCCGACTTTGAACCAATAAGTGCTTGGTCAGCTAAAAAATGTGGTATTAAGTCTATAAGTATATCAAATCAATGTTCACTAACATCAAAGAATACTCCAATAAAATTAGGATTGTCTAAAAGAATATTTAGATTTTTTATAAAATATTTTGCGAAGTGTGATTATAACATTGGAATAGGATATGAAAGATATGATGATTTTATTTATCATCCAATAATTTCAAATTTCTTTCTGAAAAATAAAGTTTCAGACGAAGGTTTCTTTTTAGTTTATCTACCATCAATATCTCTTAATTTTTTAACTAATGAGATGAGATGTTATAGGAATCTAAAATTTAAAATATACTCAGACGAAACAAAAACTGAGGTAACCTATAGTAACACAATAGTATGTCCAATAAATAAAGAATCTTTCCAAAGAGATTTATTAAGGTGTAGTGGTATAATAACAGCATCTGGGTTTTCAACTACATCAGAAGCTCTTATATTAAATAAAAAACTATGGTCTATTCCACTTAAAGGACAATATGAACAATTATTAAATGCTGAAAGCTTAAGTAGAATGGGTGTTTACACTTCTGACTTCAACTCAAATTCATTGGGAATGTGGGTATTAAGTTACAATAGTATAGATTACAATTGGGTAAACCCAAAAGATGATATAATAAATAAGATAATTAGTATTTATGGAAAAGATTAGAACTTTATTTATATCCGATGTTCATTTAGGAACTACTAAATGTCAAGCGGATAAATTACTTCAAGTATTAAAAGATTATGAATATGATGAATTGATAATCGTAGGTGACTTTATAGACCTAACATCATTGAAAAGAAAATTTTACTGGAACCCAGACCATTCTACGGTTATCCAAAAGGTTTTAAGATCATCTAGAAAAGGAACAAAAGTTACTTATATTTTAGGCAATCATGATTATTTCTTAAGAGGATTGATAAAAGAAGAGAATATAAACTTAGGTGATGTGCTTATTTGTGATGAACATTATTACAAAACATTAAAAGGTGAGAATATCTACATTTGTCATGGAGATCAATTTGATGGATTCATAAGATTACATCCATTCTTATATGTTTTAGGTGACTGGGCTTATGAGATGAGTTTTAAGATTAATAAAATGTATAATAAGATAAGACGATTCTTTGGATTAGAATACTGGTCACTTTCACAATATCTTAAATCAAAGGTTAAAAATGCTATTTCATTTATAAATGACTTCAAGATACTCTCTATGAAGAAATTAGAAGAGGTTCAGTGTGATTCGATTATGATAGGACACATTCATACTCCAGCTATTGATAAAATAGGAGACAAGACTTATTATAATACTGGTGATTTTTGCGAGACTTGTTCATTTCTAATAGAAACAATTGATGGTGATATTGAAATGATTATTATTGGTTAAACTTTTTATTTTTATTGATATATAAATAAAAAATATAAAACTAAATGATACAAATTGGAAGTACGGTAAATGTACACTACACTGGAAAATTAAAAAGCGGAGAAGTTTTTGACTCTTCTGAAGGGAGAGATCCTTTATCATTCACTATTGGAACTAATCAGATTATTCCAGGATTTGAGAATGCTATTATCGGTAAAAATGTTGGAGATAAAGTAACTATCGAAATCGAGCCAAAAGATGCTTATGGTGAGTATAGAGAAGACTTATTAGTTAAAGTTGAAAATGATCAATTACCTGGTCCGGTAGAAGTTGGTCAAGTGTTACAAGCAGACAATGGTGGACAACCAGTGAATGTAACGGTTAAAGAAGTAAATGAAGGTCACGTAATAATTGATGGTAATCATCCTTTATGTGGAAAAGAGTTAATCTTTGACATCGAAGTTGTTAGTTTTCAATAATTAACATTAAAAGAAACAAAAAAAAGACTCATATGAGTCTTTTTTTATTTTAAATAATTAGAAGTCTAGTTTCAGAAATCGAACACCATCACATTGGAAATATTCAACCATTTGTATAATTAATTCCTCATCCTTTGAGATAATATCATATTCCTGTTTAGCCATTTGAATATTATAATCCTCATTGCATCTACATCCGTTATAATAATCATACATAAAGTCAATAAAAGGTAGAAACTTATTATTCTCAGATAAAGTTGAATTTTCAGAAATTAGTCTATATAATTGATCAGTTGATTTTATATAAAGATATTTTGATACATTCATTTAATATACATTCTTTTTTAATAACATATATATCACATAACTCACTATGTAAATAATGGGAAAGAATATAATATTATTGTAGATAATACAAAATAATAAAACTATCCAAAAATTTATACAAGGTGGACAAGTAATCAACCTTGTATAAAAGTTGGAATATTTTTGTCTTATGAAAGATAGATATGTTATTTTTGGATTCTGTGTTTTATATTCATCAAATTTATCAATCTTAAATAACTTACTTAATCTTAATAACCTGAAATACTCAATAAAGGCATCAGTATCGAACCATATAAATAATAAAAAATTTATCCAAAAAATTTGAAATATCATATTTATTATATTTAATAATAAATCAATGTTTATCTTCCTTGTCCTTTATAAGACTTTTTATAATTTTTAGCGTTTTTAGAAACTGAACATTTTGTCTTTGCGTGAATACCTGCTCTTTTCTTTTTTGGCTTTGATACAAGTGATGTTGATGATGTTGAAGATTTAGCTTTTGCCATAGTGGTTATTTTAATTTTTTATATATATTAAAAATTAAAAAAATAATAATATCTTTACAAGATGATTAAACAACTAACTATTTTATTTTTATTAATATCGTCTAGTCTTTTCTCACAGACCGAATTAAACTTAGATAATAATCTTACTGGGGTGTATTCTGAGACAAAAAATGGACCTCAATTTGGTCTAAATTTCGCAGGAAATAACTCACTAGATATAAACAAATTTTCACTTGATTTAGGTACAAACTATCAACTAGGATATCTACAAAAATCTTTAACTCAAAACGAATTTATACAAAGAGCTAATTTAGCTTATAATCACGAATATTGGGATGTATTTACAACTTATCAATATAACTATTCGTTAATAAGACAAATCGAATCTGATAATTGGATCGGAATTGGTGGTGGTGTTAAGAAGAAATTTAGTTGGGGTAAATTATCTTTATCTTATGCAACATTATATCAAAGTACAAATTATACTGGTATAGAATCAACAGGTCAACTTAGACATTCATTAAGAGCTAAAATAAAGATTGATAAAACCAGAATTGGATTATCAATGGAGTATTACTATCAACCATCAATGAGTAATTTTAATGATTATATTGTATATGGAATAACTAAAATAATAATAAATCCAAAAAAACCTGTTAGTTTTATAATACAAGATGTTTTAAATTATAGAACAGATAGTGAATTTAAATTGTTACATAATATAAATTTCGGAATTTCATACAAGTTTGTAAAAAAAGTCGAAAAAAAATCCGAAAAATAGTAAAAGGAAGAGATAGTTTCTGATATATACAAAGAAGATTTTGGTATGGATTAGTTTCTGTATCAAAAAAAAAATTTCTTATGAAAAAAACCTTAACGTACAATTCTCTCGTTCAAAAAATGAGGGACTTTTTTTTGCAAAAAAACTTCGTAGAAGTCCCTACACAATCTAGATTATCTATTTTGGCGGCATGTGAAAATCCACACTCAGTAACAACCTTTAATTATCAAGGTGAAGTATGGCCTTTACCTCAAACTGGTCAAATGTGGTTAGAATATGAACTACTTAGAAACCCAGAGTGGGAAGGATGTTTCTGTATTTCTACATCATACAGACAGGAAAAAGATCCAATTCCTGGTAGACACGAAATGATATTTCCAATGTTCGAATTTGAATCAAAAGGAGGTATGGAAGAATTAAAAAAATTAGAAGCTGAATTATTAGAACATTTAGGATTTGACGCACCAGTAGAAAGAAACTATGATGATTTATGTCAAGAATACGGAGGAGTAGAAATACTTGAAGATGAACACGAAAGTAAAATGTGGAAAGAATTAGGACATTGCGTTTCCTTACAAAACTTTCCAATTAGAACATCACCATTCTGGAATATGAGACATGCTGGAGAAGGAATCTTTAATAAAATTGATGTTATTCTTTTTGGACAAGAAACAATTGGTTCAGCAGAAAGAAGTTGTGATAAAGAATATATGAGAAATCTATTTGAAACAATTTCAGAAGGTGGTTATGCTGCTAAATTATTTGAATTATTTGGTGAAGAAAGAGTAAGAAAAGAATTAGATGAATTTTTAGAATTTGAATTCTTTCCAAGATTCGGTGGTGGTATCGGACTAACAAGATTAGCAAGAGCTTATGAAATGTTACAAGAACTAAAAGAAAAAGAAGTTGAAGAACTAGTATAATTAAAAGGGAGTCAATTGACTCCCTTTTTTATTTTAAAATATTTAATATATAAACTATAAAAATAACATTATAATGGCTACAACTAGACCTTTTGCATATAATCCAACATTAACACCAATACCAGGAACTGAACAAGTTGGTGATTTGGCTATTGGTTTTCCAACTTCGGGATTTGAAGCTAGTGGAGTACAATGGTGGAATGGACCAGATGAAGAATTAGGGTATGTTATATCTAAACCTATTCCTAGTAATACACAACCAACACCGATATTTGACTCAATAGGACACATGACTTTCAGTACAACATACAAAGGTGTTGATATTGTATTAAGTAATTCGAATCAGACTGCTTTACAACAATTTGGATATATACAATCCGTATTAGCTGAAACACTTATTAACACTAATAGTCGAGTAATGTTCAGTATTTCTTTATCATTGGCTAATCCACCTGCATTACCTGGAAGTCATTTTGTTGGAATTGGAAGAAAGTCTATGGATTTTCAAGGTAGTCCACCATTTGGTAATCAAGCATTTCCAGGTAACGATAATAATAGTATGGGATATTGTAGCGATGGAACTATTTGGTATAATGGAAACGTTTATGCTTCCGGTTATACCTTACTTCCTTTTGGAGATGGGGATATAATTGATGTTGTTATTAACACAAACACTGGCGGAATGTGGGTTAGAGTAAATGGTGGAGATTGGAATAATGATCCCGCTCAAGATCCTGTAGCTAATCCTAGTTTAGGTATAGAAATCATCAATGCTCCATTTTATCCTGTATTATGTCCAGGATATGAAGGTACAATGACTATACAAAACACATCAACATACGGAGTTCCTGATGGATATACATTATTAGGAACTAATGGTATGGCTTCCGTTGGATTTTACAGAACTGGATTTAATGATAATGAATTTGTTAATTTGGCAAATTCACTTTTAGGATCAAGTTATACTAGCGCTACTGAATCATCAGAGGCACTAACAAACAATGGATATTGGAATTCATATACAACATTTTCTCCAGTATTATCTTTAGATGCTGCTTATTATACAAGTGGTGATTGGATAGATTCTATTGGTGGAAAATCATTTGTATTATATAATTCACCTACTTGGTCACCAAGTAATGGAGGCCATTTTAACTTTGATACTTCGTTATCACAATCCATAAAATCTTCAACAAGTTTACCAAGTATGAGTACTTGGACTGTCGGTGTTTGGCATTATTATACAGGAACAGAGACAGGTGCTGGTCCTTGTATCGTAACTGAAACCTTTATTGGTGGAGGTATAAATTATTCACTTGGTAAAAATCTTGCACCATTTAGTGTGGGATTCTTTAATGGTGGTTGGAGAATTACTGATGGATATTCATTAACTCCAAATAATTGGTATTATATTGTTGGAACTTATGATGGTTCAACTATTAAATTATACGTTAATAATACATTAGTTGATAGTACTAATTATACAGGAACACCAACATCATCAGGTGCAGGTATACGATTAATGGAAAGATGGGACTTATCTGATTATTGGGGTGGTAAATTAGCCACCGTTGATATCTATGATAAAGCTTTAAGTAATTCAGAAATTGAATCTATTTGGAATTTAACTAAATCGAGATTCGGATTATAATATTTTTTATTTTAAACAAAGTTATTTTTTTATAATAAAAATAAAAAATAATTTTTAATAATGATTTTATATATCGAGGGTGTTGTAGGTTGTGGTAAATCAACCTTATCTGAAAAAATTGGAAAAGCATTGGATATACCAGTATTCTACGAGCTTCAAAACCAAACTACAATGAATCTTCTTGAAGAATTCTACAAAGATAAAAAAAGATGGGCATTCGCTTTACAAATTCACTTTCTAAATGAAAGATTTAGAATGGTTAAAGAGATTCATAAAAATGGAATTGGTATATTAGATCGTTCTATTTTCGGAGATAATATTTTTGCAGAGATGTTAAACGAAGATGGATATATGACCAATGATGAATATGATACTTATAAATCACTATTAAATAATATGTCTCAACATATTAGTGGACCAAATGTTTTACTTTATATTGATTGTGATTTAGAAACCGCTTTGAAAAGAATTCAAATAAGAGGTAGAGAAATGGAACAATCAGTTGATGAGAGTTATTGGAAAAGATTAAACGAAAAATATACAAAATGGTATTCAGAATATAACTTATCTGATAAATTTTCAATTGATGCTAACTCATACCATCCAGATAACGATTCTGATATATCTAAGATAACTTCACTGATGAGTTCGTTTGTTTGATTTAATTCTATTAAAAGAAGATATGATTATATCTTTAATTTCTTTAATTGGATTATTACCCGAAAATAAGAAATATAACCCAAAGCAGAATCCCGCAAGGCAATACAAAACTGAATTGGCTCCTAAGTAAGAACCTGTTAAATTCATTAACATTATTTGTATCGCGTCGAACCCGAACGGATTGAAGAACATCCCCATCATTAGAAACAATGTTGCTAGTTTTTGTTTTTTCATTTTCTATTATACTGGGGCCTGCGTCCATACTTTTTCTCTTTTTTGACTTACATCTCTCACTCTAAAACACTAAACAACACAATGAGATGCAGTTATAAATTATATATTAAAAATAAAAATTAATATATAATTTAATATGAAACATTTAAGAAATTACAAACTATTTGAATCCACAATATTTAATAATCAACTTGAGGATATTTTACTTGAGTTATCAGACTTAGGGTATACTTGGAAAATTGAAACAAAAACTTGGTCACAAGGTCAATTTATGTTGGAACTTACTATTTCAAATACGTCATCTGTTATCAGTAGACTTTCACATGTAAATAAATTTGGTAAGAGAGATAGTAGTTTAAATGTTGATAACTTTAAGGAGATGTCTGATTGTTTGTTAAGAATAAAAGATTATATGATTTCATCTGGATATGAACCGAGAATATATCGTCACAAACATTTTTATGAATTATTAGAAGCAAGTGATTGGGAAAAACTTGAGAAAGATCCACAACATTATATGATGTCTCCTAATATTGATATTTCTTTTTTTGATGAAAGTTATACGGTATAAAAGATTGTGAAATAAATTATATAGAATATGAAACATCTTAAACAATTCAATGAATCTTCCTCTGAAGATATTAAACAAGACATCTTAGATAATTTTGCTTATATATCTGATAAGTTTGGAGAACCTGCTATAGGTTCACATAGTTATGGAAAAGGAACAAAATGGAATTTATCTTGGGATATTAGATTAGACCTTTCTGTTTTACAAGAAGCTACTAAACTTATTCAAAAGTTAAAAGATATTGTAGAAGAAATTGATGATGTCCTTGCAGCTTCTGATAGATTAGAAAACTATAATATTAATATGAGTTTAACTAATAGTCTTAGAATTGAATTGGTTCCTAAAGATACTGGTGATAACACCTTTAAATTTATTAAAGGATATGAAAGTAGAGCTCTTTATGTTAGAATAAATGAAGTGGAAAGATTTTTTAATTCAAGAGGACTTAGAGTAGTTAAGTGGGATAATGAATCTAGTTATGACGAAGGTAATCAAACTAATGATTTAGAAATAGTTTTAAATAAAAGAGATAATCAAATTATGGCTGAATTTCATGATTTGGTTATGGCTGAATTGAATCTAATTGATGATAGAGAATATGTAGTGAGAACACAAGGTGATAGTGTTGTTATATATCCAAATGAAGAAAAATCTTATATAGAAGTTACTACTACTTAACGTAAGATTTATAAATTTCAATAGTATCATTTTGGTAACCTTCAAATAGATTTTTCCTATCTAAAGTTGGTCGACTGACACCTAATTGAGTTCCAGAATAAAAAGTAAATAGCTTGCCTAGATTGACGAATATTTCAATCCTACCTGTAAGTTTCCAACGTACACAAATTGCTGTTTGACTTCTCATTTCTATTAAGTTATAAAGAAAGAGAGAGTTAGTCTCTCTCTTCCCAAAGTTCACCAACTCCTAAAAGTCGATGTTTAGTTCCATACATATTCATTACATCACTTTTATGAAAGTGTCCATAGTAAGCAAACTCAATATCATTATTCATTTTAACAATATTAAAAGCTTGTGTAACTTGATTTCGTTCAAAAAGTAAATCAGTTCGTAATTCGGTATCACCAGTATCTCGTATAATACCTTCTACAAATGCTCCTAAGCTAAAAGTATTGTCAGGTGTACAATAATCTGGACAAGTATGAGTTACCATAATATTGATATCTCGTAAGTCTTTAATTTTATCTACGTCTAAAACAAACGGCTCATCAGGCCACCAACTTTCAATACCTAAAGTAGTATTTTCAAATATGCCTAATTTTTGTTTTTTTGTGTAACGCCATTCACGGTCAACACTAACAGCTCCACCAATACAAAGAATATTTTTATCACCTAAGTTAAGTACGGTATAATCTGGAACTAAATGAATGTTGGTAAAACCAAATGGATCATTATCAAAGTGAGGTTTGTAGTCATGATTACCACGGATAGCCCATACATGAACATTGTTATTAACAAGTTGTGGATGATACATTTCAAGCATACGTTTTTCTTTTTCAACCGTATTAAATCCAACTCCAAAGTCTCCAACTTGAATTATATGTGCATCTTTAATACCATACATCTTTACATATTGATGTATAACACTAAAATTTCCGTGTATGTCTCCTAAATAAATGATTCTCATAATACAAATATACAAATAAAATTCAGATAACCAAAGTTTATAGTTAATATAATCATGGTGTTACATGATATTAAAACTTTTGTATAATATATTATTATATTATTTTATATATAAGTTGTTATGAAAAAAATAAAAAACTTTGAGGCTTTTAACGAGGGATTGGGAAAAGTCGGAAATTACCTGAATGATTTAATCAAAAAAGGTGGTAAAATGGCATCTGATACTTGGGAAGCAACCAAAAGAGAAAGTCAAGAAACTAAATTAGCTGTTGGTATTTTATCAAAAATGCTAAAAGGGGAAGAAGTTTCTGATAAAGAAAAAAGTTTTTTAAAAGAACAATCAAAAGATTTAGCTCGAATAATTCCTTTAGTTGCGGTCTCTGGAATACCTATTCCAATTCCCTTAACCCCTTTGTTAATAATGCTTGGGAAGAAATATGGATTTGACTTTCTACCTAAAGATCATCGTGGATTATTAAAAGATGATGAAAAAACTCCTCCAGTAGAAGAATAATTCATTTTTTCCTTTAATATATACAAAAAACCACTACAAAATATGTCATTAAAGTCTAGAATTTCATTAGTTATATCTGTTATAATAATGAGTATTTTCTTTTTAACAAAAACCTTAGTTTTTACAGAATTAACACCATCAACTCCTACAACTAGAGGAATTGAATATTTTTGCTTTTTATTATTTGTTCCTTTCTTTTATGTTGTTATAAGAGAACAAATTAATAAAAATAGATTAGAGGCAAAACTATCTAAGTATATTAAAAAGTTAAATAATGTACTTGTTAATCAATCTCACAATGTTTTGTTTTATGAGGGAAAAGTAGAAGAAGGAGCAAAAGAACTAACAAAAGAAGTTATTAATACAATGGGAGTTGACAGATGTTCAATCTGGTTATATAACTCTGATAAATCATCTATAATATGTCAACAACTTTATATTAAATCAGAAGATAATTGGTATCAAAATATTGAGTTATTTAGAAAAGATTTTACTCCATACTTTGATCACTTATTAGAAGATCCTATAATAATAGCAGTTAATGCTGAAGAACACCCAGCTACAAAATGCTTTGCGGATTCCTACTTGAAACCACTTGGAATAAAATCAATGTTAGATGTTCCAATAATACATAGAGGTCAAGTTATTGGTGTTATTTGTATCGAATCATTCAATACACATGATTGGAATAAATCAGAAGTTGACTTTGCTCAAATGTTATCATCACTATATACATTTGCTTACTCTGTAAAAGAAAGTAATGTATTAGCTAATGATTTGGTAGAGTTTGAAAAGTTTGTTGAGACTTCCTCTATTATTTCAGTTGCTGATTCTAAAGGAAAAATAACCTATGTTAATCAAAAATTCACTGATGTTTCAGGATATTCTTTAGAAGAAGTTATCGGCCAAGATCATAATATTGTAAACTCCGGACACCACCCTAAAGAATTTTGGACAAATATGTATAAAACCGTTATTGCGGATAAAGGTATTTGGAATGCTGTTTGTACTAATCGTGCAAAAGATGGTAGTTTATATTATGTTGACACTTTTATTAAAGCAAAGTTTGATAGTAATAACAAACTTGTTGGATTTTCATCTATCAGACAAGATGTAACAGACTTAAAAAGAAAGGAAATGGAAATATCTAATAGAATGAATGCTATTAATAGATCAAATGCTGTTATTGAATTTGATTTAGATGGTAATATAAGATTCGCAAATGATTCTTTTTTGAATACTTTGGGATATACACAAGATGAAGTTGTTGGAAGACATCATAGTTTATTTGTAGAGAATGACTATAAAGATAGTGAGGAATATAAAGATTTCTGGAATTCTTTAAGAGAAGGAAAATTCTTTAGAGGTGAAATTACAAGAAGGAAAAAAGACGGAACATTAATTTACCTTCAAGCAACATACAATCCTATTTTAGGAAGTGATGGTAATCCTTATCGAATAATGAAAATTGCTACTGATGTTACTGAAAGTTATAATCAACAGATGGAGATTGAAAAGAAAAATACTTATCTTGAACACGCTGCCAAAATACTTAGACATGACATGCATAGTGGTATCAACACATATATGCCTCGTGGATTAAGTTCTCTTGAAAGAAGATTATCAGAAGAACAAATAAAGGAACTTAAATTGGAAGCTCCTCTTAAAATGATTAAAGAGGGTCTTCGTCATACACAAAAAGTTTATAAAGGTGTTTATGAATTTACAAATCTTGTAAAGAAAGATGTGGTACTTAATCGAGTTGAATGTAATCTAAAAGATATTCTTGAAGATTATTTATCAGCAACAGCATATAAATCACAAGTACTAATTGAAGATTTAGGAACACTTGATGTTAATGAATCTCTTTTCTGTACATCAATAGATAATTTAATAAGAAATGGATTAAAGTATAATGATAGTTTGAACAAGTCTGTGAAGATTTATTTAAGCACAGAAAGAAAAGAATTTGGACTAAGAAAGAATTTTATATGTATAGAAGATAATGGTAGAGGAATGTCACAAGAAGATTTTGAATACTTGTCAAAACCATATACTAGAAAAGAAGGCCAACAAGAGAGTGGAACCGGATTAGGATTAAATATATGTACTGCTATCCTAAAGGAACATGGTTTTTCAATAACTTCTGAAAAAATGACAGAAGGTGGAACAAAAATAAAAATAAAAATAAATTAAAATTATGATTGATTCAATTTTACTAGTAGACGATGAAAATTTATTTCATTTAGTATTCGAAGACGCATGTAGTCTTCTAGATATTTCACTTACTCTTGAGGGTATAGATAGCTCTGATGAGGCAGCTAGACTTTTTGAGGGTTGGCAAAAAGATCCTAGTGGAAAACCAGAATGTGTTTTCGTGGACTTAAATATAATTGGTTCTTCCTATGATGGAATAGAGCTGATTCGTAAAATCAATTTCGAATATGGAAATAATGTTATAATCGGTATAATTTCATCTTCTAATGAACCAGAAGAACAAGCTAAAGCAGTTAAGGCGGGAGCTCAATTTTGGATTATCAAATCTGATGAAATCGAACCTAGATTAGAAGAGTTTAAAAAAGATTTCGAGGGATATAAAAATAGAACAAATCCTTTTAAGGTTTATAAATAATGATTAAGTTAGATAAAAATACCAGAAATCAATTGATTGAACTTTTCAAGACTAAGAAAATTGGTCTTGAAGGTAATATTTTAAAATTAATTGATCCTGATGGTGATGAAGAATTTGCATCCTATGTAAAAGACTCTATTGAGAAGGATAAAGATAGTCGTAGAAAAAGATTAGAT